CATGTAAGCGATGCGACGGCGAAGCTCAGCTCTCTTCTTTAATCTTGACTCGTTCATAATGTCCTCCAAAATTGAACTAATTGTTAAATTATCAAAATCAACGTCATTTATAGAACCATTTCTAACAGTAACGTCTTTTTCATTTGCTGTTACCGACACGGACGCTCCGCCGGACGGATTTGGATTACCGGGCAATAAGTCCCGATTTGAAAAATTAGGGTTTTCTTCAACTGCAGCACCAGGAACCCCATTTATATCAGTGTTAGTTTCAGCCACAAATGGGCCTGAAACATTTTTATCAGAATTTTCGCCAGAAGTAAAAGTTTCACCAGACGGAACACTAACTTCACTTAAATCAAAATTGCGGATGCCATCAGCAAGCTTTCTCCTTATATCGTCAGGAATACCATCATTAGGAATCCTATCTGCAGTCTCGGCCAAATTTCTTAAAGCTTCGCTGGCTGTTTCTGCCGACTTCATCAGACCGTTGTTACTTAGAAAGCTTGTAACAATTCTTCTGCGGTCAGTAATTGAACATCCATCATCACCACAAGCAGTTTTCATTATTCCATCGAGATGTTGCGCTTGCTTTTCGGAAAGCCTTCCAAGCATCTCGGGAACATTTTCAACACCGTAATTTATAAATTCTTGCTTATATTCATTCAAAGAAGCTATACACTTAAGAAGAACAGCCCCAGGCTCAGCAGGCTGAACCACGAGGCTGTATTCGATTGGCTTTAGACCAACATTAATCTCTCCATGAGCAGTGCGGGTAAGAATATGTTGGCAATACTCATTTTGATTTGTTGCTCTGTTATAGCACTCGGTGCATATTGATGTCTCTACAGCGGTACCCATAGAGCCGTAGCGAACAAGTCCTGATTGCACTTTGGCGGCAAGGGAGGGGTAGTTCACCTTATCTAATGCACAAAGGCCTACAACCTGCTTGTACTTTTCGTCGTAATATGTATCTAGTATTATTCCGCGAATGCCATCAACAGAGCTTGATTCGTGATCTCTGCAGAGCGGCTTGCCAATCCACAGGGGAGTAGCTATTTTTAGCTGCGCTTCTGGAAAAATATCTTTGTTGTTATTTCTGTGCGGCTTTACGTTGCCGTGCCAGTTCCAGTTTTCGTCAAAAAATCCCCAAGCATCTTCGCTGCCAACCTTCTTTATTTTACCGTTTTCATCTAAAAGAGCAGACTCAGCGGCCTTCAGAAAGATGATTGAGAAATAAAGAAAGTCGTCGGACTTCGGGGCAATGCTCTTTAGGTTGTTGGCAAGTTTTGTAAACCTTTCAACAATCTCAGGATTAGCCTTGATTTCTTCATTAGAATGAGTTTTTACATTGCTATCCGGAGAAAAGCATACTTTTTTAAACATAGTGCAGGTACCTTATGATTATATAATCATTTATTATATAAAAATTAGTTTTTTAATAATTTTGTGTTAAAAATTATTTATTTTCATATTGTTTTAATATTTTTAGCCGAATATCACTTTCTTCTTCTGCATCAGAATCATCTAAATATATAGTATTTTCTTCGGAATTTTCCAATTCTTCAGAATCTTCTTTTGACTTTTTAACCATGATATTCTTTGTTTTATCGCTAAACTTTATAAACATTTTTACTCCGAAAGAATAATTATTCCTAAAATATCTTTTGTTATATAAGCTTTTGTCCGATCGATTGTTATTATTAGATCATCGGCAGCTCCGGAAACCTTTCCGGTAGACTCTCCAAGCTTTGATGTAAATTCGCCTGAATCTATGACATTAATTAAATCAAACACCTCCAGTGATGAGGCTGAAAAAACTTTCGATAGATCAGCAAGAGATCCTATAACCTCTTCTGTTGTAGAAATATCTTGAATTGAATTAAGAAGACTTATTGATTCTTTTATGTTTAGCAAAACTTTTTTGCAAACTTTAGAGTTTCTTTTTGATGATTCGCTGTATTCTCCTGCACTGTTTTTTATAACGGCAGGCTTCTCGACAAGCCTCTCATAAACAGAAAGATTTTGCTCTAAATTGTCTTTTAGTTTTGCAGCATATTTTTTGGCTCGGTCCAAGTAATTCATGCACTTTTTGGCCACCGCCTTTGTCTCGTTATCAACGGGCACACCTGCAGTTTTTTCGATTTGGCCAAGAACAATGTCAAAGTTTGTGTGCCTATACCTATCTGAAGCCGCCTGAACAATATTTTCATAGCCATAATTGGAAGGAATTTTTATGCACTCAGCATCAGAAAGGTTAATTGTGGCGCCCCCAGTGTAACCTGAGTTTAACCCAACTTCTATAGCTTCTTTTATTAGGTCTGAATCATAATTACCACTGTAAACAAAGGCTATTTTATAATCTTCTTTAATATATCTTTTTATTTTATTTAAAAGACCAGAATTATTTTTGCTTGTAATATAAATTAAGTCACTTAAGTTAGGTAGGTAATTTTTTCTTATATTTTTATAAAAATTATTTTCATAAAGCTTATTTAAAGAAACTTTTATTAAATCACCTGAAGTTAAAAATGACTCAGAAAATAATGATAAAGAAAAAAGCGAGCCTTCACCTTCTATGCTAGACTTTCTATAAAAAGGAATCACATCATCTGTTATAAAATCATTTAAATTAAATATTGCAATTTTTTCATCCTGCTCAATAGATGCTTTCTTTATTATGTTTGTCTTTAGCCTGGAATCATTAGGATTTTTATTTAAAATAGAAAAATTGCCATAGCTTTGAAGCGAAGAGTCTATAAGGCTAGACGTTTTAACTATACAAGAATAAAGACCCAGGTCATTAAGAATAGCGGATTGCTTTTCTATAGATGACTCATCGTAATCTATGAAAATTCTATCACCGATAGACATCCCGAGGGCTTCGGCGGCACCGCCACAGACTTCCAAAACATTTTTTGAATTCGCACATGTAAACAAGTCTAGAGATCCAGGCTGAATATTTGAGTATATTTTTTTGATTATATTATTTTCATCCATGAAAGCTATATCTATGGGGAATTTTACTGAGCCCATATGAAAGGTTAGGCTTTCAGGCTTGTCATATCTAAACAGAAGGCCGCAATTATCTGCCAGTTTAGAATATGACTGCAGACCCATGGCCTTGTCGCTATTTGTCTCTGCTATGTTACAGATAAATGAAGAAAAAGAATCATTATCTTTACTGTAATGTTTTACCAGAGCTTTATTATTCAAGGAATTTTTCTTGACTAAAATCTTCTCTAAAAGTCCGGAGTGTTTGGATATAACTTTAAAACCTGCTTTGATTGCCATTTTTTCAATATCTAAATTCTTTGAAGCAATTAGCATGGCAAATGATTTTGGCTTTAAGTTTGCATATACATTTCTTATGCAAATTTCAGATTCTTCCAGTGAATCAAATGGCATAGAATTAAAAAAGCCATCACATTTTGTTCTATGATTGTAAAACATTAAATCAGAATCTACAGATGCAAAACTATTTAGATTTATATCTTGTCTTTTTTCTTTTGCCAAAGAAATGATGTTTATTCCAATGCTGCGAATTGGAGAAAGCATTTTGTCTGACTGTTTGCCCCAAGTTAGTATTGTTGCATTCTTTTTAAGTTTTGTTATAAAGGCATTAGACATTAGACTTAGCTGTTCAAACTCAGCCTCCTCTAAATCTCTTATATCCTCATGGAGGGGAAAGAATACTCCCCCAGAATATTCGTGACCATTATCATAAGTATCTTCTCCGCCAGCGCTCAAAGAATCGTTGAAGGTTCCATAATTTTTTTCTTTAGAACCATCATTTACTATTGGAGCTATATCTTTGTCTGGATCGCCTTTTGGACTTAGAGATGCCATCTCATGTTCCGCAGATCCTATGTATGGCCAAGATAATTTGTTCATAATACCCTCAGATATAGTACTTAATTAAAAAATAGTAAAAATTATAATCTTATTGCTAGCTCACTAAGAACTGTGTTTATAAAATAAGGATCTTTTCCATTTAAAATATTTTTAATCAAACCCAAACTAACGCCGATTGCAGCCCCGCCTGGAGCCCGCTTGTTTGATATTTCCATAACATTAAATTCCGATATTTTATTCTTAACATTTGTAAAAGATCTTTGCCTAACATTTGGAGACATATTATTGATCATGATAGCTATTATGCTCGCAATCTGCTCTGCAACATAAACTGGATTTGTCTCTAATATTTGAGCTTCTTTTTTTATTAAATCAGACATAGCTATGCTCCAAGATCCCTTTCTACAAACTCAAAGGCTAATTGGTAAGCTTCTCTTTTCGCTGTAGTATCATCATACTCTGAAGAAAGCTCTAAAAACTTTTGATTATAAGCCTTAACTGCAGACACAATAAGATTATTTTTATTTAAAACATCTGAATTAGAAATTTTAAGAACTAGATCTTTTAATAAGGCTTCATAGTCTTCACGATTCTGCCGAGCAACCTTTGTTAATAAAAAATCAGCAAACGAAGCCAAAGCATGTTCGCCCGATTCATCTAGGTCATCGCCAAGCTGAACAAATAGGTCCAGCAAGTTATTATAATCTACCGGAACTTTTCCCGTACTCTTTGGCGCTAAAATTTCCCTTTCTGTTTCTGACTCTGGCATCGGTATTGCTTGCTCCCCCGGCAGGGAAAGGCCCCTTCCAATATTGGAAAAATTAGCAGAATAACCCTCATCTGGAGGTGCGGCAGACGGCAGAGGCCCGGACAAAGGAGTTTTTGGCTTATAGTTCTTATTCTTGTATGAAATTTTTTTCATTTCTTAACTTTCCCATAATCCTTTGACATAACTCTATCTGCAAGCGATTTGCCCTTCACCTTTTTAGGTTTAAAGCTTTTTCCTGTTTTCGGATCCTTTAACTTCCCCATGCCTCTTACCAGATCTGTCGGAGTAAAGTTTACTTTGTCTCCACTTGGCGATACAGTTTGATAAAATGGAGAAGTCGCTGTTTCGGACTTTTTGATAATATTCTGTTTTTCATTTGCCTTAACAATGAGGTCTACTCTAGTATCTTCATTTTTAAGCTCAATAATAACTTCGCCATCCTCAACTGCTCTATATACATTATTTTTAAAATCAGACTTTAAGATTATTGAGCATATAACTTTATAACTATTTTCTCTAATAAAACTTGAGTCCATATAATTGTCTTTAAATTCATTTATTACAAAATCGCTACTAAATGTTAATTTTTCACTTATAACTAAATCCTTTAAAATTCTTTTTTTATTTTCGTTCATAAATTGTAATTCAGATTCTGTTATTTCAGAGTTATCTCTTTTTATTATTCCAAACAAAATTTTATGAACACCAGAATCAGAATCACCAATTCTGTTATTTGCAGAATCAATTGATGAATCAGGATACTCTCCTGAGCCAGCAAATCTTTCTACATAATAATTTTGAATGTCATAACCAGCTATGTCTGCTTCAGTCGAGCCTGATTCTGTCGCTTCATCATAACCAGCTTCAGACGAACCCATGGGCTCTCCAATTGATCTTCTTCTATTTCTTTCTCTATTAAATGGCTGCCTCTGGGCAAATCCGGTGAGTATACTCTCAAATACAAATATCTCTCTGCACACATCTATGACAGCACCCTCTAGATTATCTGGAAACTCTCCATTTTCTAGCTCCCTAGACAGCATATGCAAGGATGATATGTTTTTTTCAACAGATTCTCTTAGAGATGTAGATATTCCTGACATTTCTTTTAAAATATTTGTCACAATATTTATTGGAGCACTCTTGCTGATCCAGCCTTCCGTATCTTCAGATAAACTTTTTTGAAGATATAAATCTCTTATAACGTTTAATCTTGGATCATCAGAAATCTTGCTTTCAAGATATTCGGTGTTACCGTATTTTGAGCTAAAAAGATTTTTTGAAATATTATAGAATTTCTTTATAGTCTTATTAAAAGTTGAATAATAATTATTTGAAAGGCTGGAAAGAACTCGCTCTGCAGTGGTATTCATTTTTTCTGCACCACTATATACATTTGTTACTGATTTTAAATCAGATATACCCGGATCCAAAGAGGGCAGGTTTCCGCCAGCCAAAGCATTTACGAATCCCTTTAGCTTTTGGTACCAATTTTTACCTCTCGCTCTCTCTATTTTTGCAATGCCACCAGATAGCAGCATTATCCCTTCTGAAAAATCTTTGCTTATGCGCTTATATTCATCGCTCATTTTTGGTGCTCCTTACTGCTATTCCATACCCGGTGGCGGCCCGCCCATTGGAGGTCCACCGCCTGCGTCTGGAGGCCCACCCACTCCGGGTAGCCCACCGCCCTCTGGTGCAGCGCCAGCTGCAGCTTCTTCTCCTGGCGGTTCTATTATGGACTTAGCTGGATCTAGGCCCACCAACTCCGATAGCTTCATATTGCCAAGAACCTGCTGTTCTTTAGCAAATATTTGCTCATCTATCATTTCCTCTCTAATTCTTCGCCTTTCTTCTTCATAGCTTAAGCCCAAGCTTCTATGAAGAGTTTGAAGTGAAACCTGTTTGTTACCAACAAATTGGCCAACAGACTGTATGAAGTCTGCCATATCATATAGATTCATATGGTTGAAGTCAATTGTGGGAACTAAAAGTCTCTTTTCGCCATCTTTGTATTCAAAGAAATCCTGAATCTCGCATATTGGCGCAAAGATTTTTCTTTCAAGCCACTTTTTCATCATATTTCTAAAGATATCATATCTCTGACGAAGAACTTCTAGCCCAACAGATGAGCTTGCATAAGTTGCAGCCTCTTGATCCATAAGTGCCTTTGGCGTCATTAGTCCGGCATAAAGATTCGTCATAATTAGTTCTATATCAGTTCCGACATCTAGTGTGGCTCCAGAAAAGCCCGCCCTCTCAATCGTTACGCCATTATGGGTTACTATTTTAAAATCCTTATCATACTGGGCTTCTTCTAAAACATTCTTAAATGCTTCAATATCAGATTGCGTAGGCCTGTAGTCACCTTCTCCGCCAAGCTTAACTAGGGTTAGGGGGTTTACCATTCCATCTGCTTGAGCAAACTTCGACTCTCTCAGCTTATCATATAGCATCAAATCTTTATAAACAGATACTATTATAGATGTTCCTCTGATATCATATGGGGAGCTTAAAAGCTTGAGGTGAGAAACGTTGAAAGCATCAAGCGGAATATTTTGACCCTTCTTTACATATGAAAGAATATGCTTTGGAATGTGCTTCTTCATGTTTATATCTGACGGAGAAGTTGAGTTCACTATCCTTATTAAATTCGCATCTGGCCTGAGGGAAACTAGCGTATGATTTCCTATTACGGATTTTTTAACATGTACATAATCTGGATTGAGTATTGTGATTCTATTCCATACGCCCATGCTTTCGTCCAACTCCGCATAAGGAAATGACTCTCCCATTTTCCAAAACTCTAATGCTGCTCCATAAACAACAGAATATAGATCTATTCTTTCTGCCATCTCCATAAAAAATTGCTGAACTTTCTTGTTTTTGCAGGTGATATTGATTTTGCTTATAGGAAATGAGGCGTGAAGATTTATTGCGTTTCTAACAATTGGATGTGTGTCATAGAATACTCTGTTCCAAGCATTCATTGTCACCCGATCTCGGGGAAGGTTTAAGTTTGCCAGCTGAAATAGGGGTGAATAAATCTCAGGAGCCATCCTGTCGGTAGTAGACGTGGTTGTTGGCCCCACCATTGGAGAAACTATTGAGGCGCTTTTAATCATGTTGAGGCTATTCTTTCTAAAGGTATGGCTGTGCGCAACTGCGGCATGTAATGAAGAGTTTTCTTCGGCGTCCATTCTTTTGTTTTCAGAATTTGAAATCTCTGCACGCCTATACTCAGATAAGGACTCTGCTGTTTTTTTCGATATGTCGGTCGGCGGCCTACTAGTTCTTCTTGACATCCTTAAATTCTCCTCTTAACATTTGCTATAGTTGCTCTCGGCATATCTACTTTTCTTTCAAGACCCGGCTTTATGCTAAAGCCTTTAGTTAAATCAAATTTATAAGCCATATAAGCGTACATTAAAGCCATAAATCCATCATTTGGTACGGGGCCCTTAACAAATGTTTTGACAGGCTGGCCTCCAACAATTTTGATTTTTGACTCCATTGAAGTACAGTGGTCTATTAACCACTCAAGATATTCATAGCTTTTCCATGGAAACCTTATTTTACCTTTTCTAAACAAATCTATTAGTTCGTCAATTAATAAATCTTTATTATAAGAAATTATTAGCTCATCCTCTCTATATTTCATGGGATTTGCAAGGCTTCCACTTCCCTGTGCTCCAATAAACCTATCTCTATATAGCGTTTGAATATCGTGAACCACGTCCTGTCCGAAGAACCAGTCAGAAACTCCTCTGGTAATAGAAAATCTTCTATACATCTCTTTTATAGTGCTTTTTTTATAATCATATGTATTTTGCCTAAGCTTATGAGCGTGCTCGACCAGCAGAGTGCCATCGGGCTGGGCAGAAAGGATAACGACACAAGAGAACGACTGCCCACCGCTAGAATCAGGGTCGTCATCTTTGCCTCCCCAGTCAACTCCAAGATATGTAGTTTTTTCGTTCGACTTTATGTTCTTAGAAAAATATCGATCAGGATCCCTGCATAAGTTATAAATTTCCGCCTTAGTAAGAGGTGATCCTGCACCTGAATAAAATTCTCCAACAACCTCGTTCTTCCAGATCCTTTCCGTTTGAGCCGGGTTATTTTCCGGCATCAGCTTTTCAATATTCTCTTTTGTAAAATAAGGAATATAAAGCTGATTTATATGAAATCCTACAAAATCGCAATTCTCCGGATCTCTAGTACCAACCCACTTGCCCATTCCAATGGCCTCTACCTTTTTCTGCTTAGTTCCGCACAAAGGACATTGGACTATATTTTCATATAACCAAATAGATTTCCACCTGTCATCATCAGGCAGGTAAAAGGGGTAGGTTTTTCTGCAGTTAATGCATCCTAAGTGATAGTATCTTTGGTCAGACATATCCCAGATTGTTGCAAAGTGACTATTTTTACCCTTAGGTGTTCCAAAGTAAACTTGAACCCCCTGACCCACTGGGCCATATTTTGCTGCGGTAAGTATTTTAGTTGCGTTACCTATTGCGTGACCAAGCATATCCTGAACCTCGTCAAACATGGCTACATCAACAGTCATACCACGAATTCTATCGCCGTCAGTGCCAAGGCTGTCTACCCACAAGGTGCCTGTCTCAAACTGCTTCATCGTAAGATTATCAACGGCATTAGCGCTTGAAAGTTTATTTTGCTCTATAAAATTATCCTTTGCAGTTCTTATAAGAGTTTCAAGCTTATCTTGAGAGAATTTTTTGACCTGCCCCAAGGCTGGGAAGAGATGAATAACTCGAATATTAGGCTCTGTAAAAAGTCCGCTATTCGTAAAAAAGAGATCAAGCGCTCCAGCCATAACTGTTGCGCCAACCTGACGGCCCTTCTTTATAACGACCGGCTTTCCATCTTTTCTAGTTGCATTTAGTGCAATATATCTATATACATCAGACATAAACTTCCAGCCCGAATCTACAATATTAAATTCTGAACCATCGAGAGTTAGATTGTTTTTGCAGAAATGGGCTGGGTCAAAATCAAGAAAACTGTTATTAAATTGATTTATTAATTCTTTTTCTTTTTTAGCTTTAGACATATTAACCAGAAGGTTGGGCATGATTGAAGTAGTCTGCAACATCAGACTCTAGCTTTTCATCCCCGTTTTCTGGTATATATTTTACTTCTTTTTTTAAATCTTTATTTGCATTAAGAGTGTTTTCTAGTAAGGCTTTGAATTTTTTATTATCTAGTCTAGACTCTATTTCTTGAAAATTTAATTCTGGGTGGTTTCTACAGTGAGTAATAATAACTGGGACGCTAGCTTCTGGCCTATCAGCAGAGAACTCTTTCATATAGTTTATAACAGACTTCACTTTTGATATGAAATCTGAGTTGCAAGACTTACAATTATATTTATTGCAAGAGCATCCGGAGCACTGGCATGCACCATCACACGCATTGCATTCAGATGCTTTCTTTGAAATGCTTGCATCTTCTGTTTCTTTTATAAGCTCAAAACCAGCGCGATTCCTTATGTCAGCCATTTTTTCTTCAATTGTATCGAAGTCATTTCTCTTTTTAAATATGCTCTGAAGATTTTCGAGATAATTACCTTTTTTTTCTAAAGTTTTTTCAAAATCAGAAATCCAATCAGCTGTAGTTTTATAGCTTTCACTTAAGCCCTGTCTATTAACTTTCATTTTAAGCTCCTATGACAAATAGTTTTTCATGAAATCTATGCTAAGCTTTTCATCTTTATCTTCGCCAACTGTTCCGCGATCCTTAAAGAATGGGAAGCCACTATCCATGCATATCTGGATTATCTCAAGCTCCTCTCTATCTGTTATATCGTACTTTTCTTTTAGAGCTTGATAAACTTCGTCCATTGGTTTGCCGGCCGACACATGTGCGTTAATCATCATTCCGGTTATTGCTCGCTGGAACGGAGTAATTGTTATAACCATACCTCGACTATGAGGCGTTGTAGCTTCTTTTACGATGTCTACGCTCTCTCCTTCGGCGTTTAGCCACATAGGAGCATCAGTTGATGCCTTCTTGGAGTGCTCTTCCTTTATTTTCTTCTTGAGGTTATTAAGATGATCCTTGAGAGTTATAACATCTCTCATTATATGACCTCTAATTTCCTCAAGTTTTTCTAAATCTAGGACGCTTTCCACATCATCCTTAATTGCTCTAGATATTTGAGAGTTTAATCTATCTAAAAATACAATAGCTTTTTCGCAGCCAGTTGTGGTGCGCCCATCATGCATAGGTATTTTTGCAGGATACTCGCCCGAGATATAATCCATAAACTTTGTTAGGTCGCCATCGTTTGCATAGTCTGTCTCTTTTTCTTCAGCTTCTCCGTCAAGCTCATTTGCAGACAAATTTGAGCCGGGGATTAAATCAGAAAGCTTTGTATCTCCATGCTCTTCTAATAGATCTTCAACATCTTTGTCCAACTCCTCAAGCTCCTCAGCAAGCTCGCCTAAGCTTTCATCTCCCTCGGCAAGACCCTCAAGAGCCTCCTGGAGGGTCATGTCTTTATATTCTTCTTCGGCAAAGTCATTCTCAGAAAAATCTCCAGTCGGGAAAACATCTCCTACGACACCTTCTTCACCTGATCCGAACTCTTCCATGGCTTTTTCGAGAACGCTTAGCTCATCATCCTTATCTTCAGCGTAGCTTATAGAATCCATAGCAAAATCTTCCACATAAGCAGAATCTTCATAGTAGGCTTCTTTTTTCATTTTCTCTCCCATTTTTGTATTTTTTATTCTTAAATATTTTTTAGACATAACCCTAACCTATTAAGCTATATATACCATAATATATATTAGTATTATTATCATCTGAATAATAATCATTATATTCTTTTGGATAACTGTATTGCGCCTTTGGCATTTGCCCGATCATAATATGGGGATAATTAGGGCTTCCGTTTAGTCCATCGATGCCAACGGGGGTTTCTTTTCCATCTTCATCGTACTTGCAATCAACGGATTTGCCATTATCCATTATCTTATCTGCATATGGGCATTTTTTCGGCTCTTCAATCAAAAAAAGCAAGTCCAAGTTATATTCCATTGCGTCTCTCAAATCATCATCATCATCAAGATTGCTCAAAGGAATCATAAAGCTGGCAACAGGAGTGTTTTCACGCTCCAGGCAGCCTCCTGCACTCTTGCATCCGAAAGGTATTTTGAGTCCAAATGGACATTTGTGAAGTTTGCCTCTAATCATAGTCTTCTTTTAAAATATAATATATTAGTAAAGTTTTGTACTATAGCCCATCTAAATATCTTTTTACCATTTTTCTGCTTATTATTTCTCTCTTAAACTCTCCAGATAATGGTACTAGATCTAAAATCTCCATTGTTATTAGGTTTTTTAGCGTTCTTTCGGGATCGATCTTTATTGTTTCCCCAATTACGTTTTCAATATATGCAGGCTTTATCTCTGGATGTTCTGCAAAATACTTTTTATTATTTACAACAAAATCTATGATCTCCTGATCTATATCAAAACCAAGCCTAGATGAAAAGTTTATAGCCCTCCAAAGTCTATTTGGATCGTCTGTTAAAGATATCTCTGGCGGAACAGGTGTTTTTATTATTTTTTCGTCATTATCTTTCTTACCAGAGCCAATGGGGTCTGTTATCTCAAGAGTTTCAAGATTCATATGTAGAGTATTTATAGTAAAGTCCCTGCTATAAACTTCTTTCAAATTTTTATCTACATTTCCAATATAATCTACTGCAGATTCTGAAATAAAATTGCTAGAGAAATCAACAATATGATCATCTAAATACAGGGTAATGTGTCCATCATCAAAAACTTTAAAGAATTTCTGAAAATGATCGGCAACTAAAACAGCCAGCCTTGTTATATCGGATGAGTTAGTTGTAATATCTATGTCTGAATCTAGATCTTTTTTGTTACTTAGATATAAACCTCTAGGTATACCGCCAACGGCGAAGGGCTGAGATATTTTGTTATTCTCTGCTATTTCAAGAATTGTTTTAAATATCTCTCGCATGCTGCTTACTCAACCGGCAGAGCTTCTTCTGGCTCAGGTGCTGTCTCGGGTGCTGGAGGCTCTTCCGCCTGCTCTGAGGCCCCCTGTGCTGCCCCGGGTAAAGGCCCGCCAGCTTCTAGCAGAGTCTTTGCATTAGACAGCTGACCCATCATTTTTGTGACGCGAGTTAGGGCGTAGGAAAATGCATCAATTAGCTTGCTCTGAGATTCTGCAAGCTCTGGAAACATAGAGGCGATCCCAATTTTGTCTAGCATAATATCAAACTCAGCAAGTTGCCTGATGATCCGCCTATCTGCAAGCATCCCTGCTACCTCATCTAGCTTTCTGGCTGCATCTTCCAAATTTATATTTCCAGCCAGAGCATCGTACTCCCCGGGCTGAGGTCCGGGAATAGGCTCAATATCCCTAAGCTTTGCAGGCTCGACATCATCTGGCTCAGGAACTTCAACTCCAGATTTCTGCTCTTGCTGACTTGGACCGCTTGGCGCAGGCTCCTCCTGCGGAGCGGGAGCGCCAGGTATTGCTTCGGCTTGCCCCTCTGGGCTAGGAGGCGGCACCTCTGCTTGCTCTTCGGCTATTTCTTGTGCAATTTTTAGCAGAGTATCTGCGTGAACATCGTGTCCTGCTTTTTTAAATATTCCGGCAGTCCTATGGGTAACATCACTCATAGTGCTTGCCATTTTAACCCGCTTTATCAAAGAGCTTAATTCAAAAAGATGTTTTGCCATCTCAGAATATTCATCATAAGGAATATCTCCATCCCTAAGAAGGGTATCGATTCTTTTGCAAGCTCTATTTATTGATTTTTTCCAGTTTACTATTTTTTCTCTCTCTAAACTACCTTCATCTACTTTGGGCTCTGGCAAGCTACTAGAAGTAAAACTGTCACCAGGCATGTTGTTGCCACGATTTCTGCCAGAAGAGTTATATCCAGTTGTATCTTGGGTATAAAAGCCATTTCCAACTAGACCTGATTGAAATAAAGATTCTTTTTTCATTTTATCTTCCTTATTATTAGCATACTTAAGATGTTGGCCGCTACTGAAGTAATCAAACCATCTTAAAAACTTTTGCTTTTCTTCGTTATCTAAAATATTACTATAAAATTGCAGGGCAGCTTCTTTTGTTCGCTTTCCGCTTTTGCAATCTTTATATATTTTGTGAACTAATTCAAGCCAATTGTTTAAATCGACCTCCTCTGTTAGGCTATCTACAGATAAGCCTGGATTTGGATATGCAATTTTTTTAATTGGAGAAGATGCAATCTTTATTTTTAGTAGCCCATAAAGAACATCCCCAGCATCACTTGAGTTTTTAATAATATTCGAGGCAGCTTCATTGGAGAGGGCAACCTCCATTTTGCGAGCCTCTCGCCTCAGATAGGTGTATCTAGCCAACTCTTCATCGCTAGACACCCCAATATCAGTTAGGTGGGCAGCTCTTTTTGCGATAGGCAGCAGAAGATCTATATTATCTTCGTTCATGTTTGCTATCTTTTTTCTAAAGTAATTATTTATTTTTACCATCTTTAATGCTCTCTTGAAGCTCTTCTATTGCCTTAATCCAATCTGCCTTATTTTTACCAACCATATCATCTAACTTCCGCTTTATATAACCGAGATATTTATCCAAATCTCCATCGGGAATCTTTTTATCCTCATAATCTTTCGTTGCATCTTTTATCCAGGAACGAAATGAAATTATCGAATTTAAGTCTTCCTTTAGATTTAATGTAACTTTTTTATTTTTCATTTTATATTCCTAAATATGCTAAACATCTATTACGTCTGCTTCTATAAAGCCCGCAGTCTCTGTATCCGCAGAATTCATGCGCCTATTTAGAGCATCCATAAAAACCGGTATAAGATCTGGATCCATCTGATGTAGAATTTCCATAACAGACTCCCTTAGAATTCTTGCTTGCTCATTAATAACATTAATATTAATATTATGCTCAATTTTATGGTCAGCAACGCCTTCAATATATTTTTTCCAATCTTGCATTAAAGATTTCATTGTGTTTATATATTCTAAAAATATTTTATCTTCTTTTATTGTCCCGCCAGTTTGAAGAACATTATAGTAGTATTCTATTCTTGAATTAACCAAAGAATCCATTTCCAGAAGCCTTCTCGTTACATCCAGCTCTCCAGAGGCAATTTCTTCTATCTTCTGCCGGTAAGCAGAAGAGTTTTTAACTATCATTCTAGCCTCAGCTTCGGACGCTTCCTTTGAAACTTCGACTCTCCTATTTTTTATATCATCAAGAACTTCACCCTTAAGGTTTAGGTGCTCAGTTCTAAACTTTTGCAAAGTCATATAGGATATATGCATTCTTTTTTTTCTAGGATACTTATCCTTAAGCCAGGATTCAACGCCCTTTACAGACTCGCCTTCTAGAAGTTTTTTTATAAGCTCTTCTTTATCTGGGTGATTTAAAACTTTCTTACTCACTTTATCTCCATAAAAAAATATCCCGGCTATATATTACTATGCCGAGATATTATTATAATTTTAATAATCAGAATATTATTTGAGCTTAGATATGATTTCGTCAACCATATTGGCTTCTTTTACGAGCCCTATATTATCAAGATGATTTGCAAAATGTATAAGGCTTGTTTGCATGGAAACATCGCCTGGATTAAAAACCTGATCTCCGACCTTAAAGCCTTCATTATAATCGAACTTTTCTCCAGTCAGAGGATTTTCGACAACTCCATCGCCTATCCTTCTTGCCTGCAGGCCGACATAGCCCGGAACATACCTTGTGGACAGGTGAGGGCTTACCTCTTTGGCTTCTTTCAACTCACTGTCTGAGTGCTCGGGAGTAATGCCGTACAGTCCTTCGAAAGATCTATCTGGAGGAGTGTTATATTTTTCGCTTATATACTTATCCCTGGTAGCATCAGTTATTGCGGCACCTTGGAAGCTATTAAATATACCATGCTGATCAGCTTCTGCTAGCTTAACAATTTTGTTATATAACTTTATTTTTCTTGTTCTTTTGCTAGGCATGATTCCTCTATGATAAAGATATTTTTGAAGTTGATATCATTGCGCCCGTCTCGCTTATATCGCCAGAGGACAAGGTTCTAGTAGCCGGTATACACCTTCCCTTGCTATCAAAGGCTACCTTGCTGACTGGCAAGCCGAGCTTAGGGCAGTAAAGCTGAACAGAGGTTGATATATTTATTAGATCCCCTCTGTCAAAAGCCGCCTTAATTAGGGCATCTCTGCTTGAGCTAGAAGAGGAATGCTTTAGGAGCTTTGAATAATGATCTAGTGCTGCAAGGTGCTGAGTTGAATCAAATCGAGACTGTATTGCAGACAGAGCATTCTCTGCGCGCTTGTAGTCAGACTCTGCAATACCAGACTCCATCTCTCCAATAAGCTGCGAGTAATTTAGTCGCCCCATACTCTCAATTTCCCTTGAAATTTTATTATGAAGGCCAGACTCCTCTGCAGTTCTAATCGCAGTCCTCAGGCCTGATCGGTTGAGCTTATAGGACTTTCCAGCAACCTTAAAGGCTGTCGGGATCATGGCAGAGCCATTTGGCATATCCACGTACACATCCGCACAAACTTGGCCACCGGGGGAAGGTATGCTGGCCTGGTAATGTAAGCCCTTATCATCTGATCCAGCTAGCTTTATTTGGGCATTTTTCAGACCTAAAGCCGAAAGCTCAGATGAAAGAATTGCAGTTGCTCTAGATACTTCGTTTGAAGAAAATGCCGATGCTGCAGCGATTAAGCTATTGTCTAAATCAGCATATCTGGCTAGCGCCTCGGGCACATCAGGAGTATCTACCCTGACATTACCTGCTGCGCGCTGACCTGCAAACTCATTTCTTGCAGCCCTCTTCTTGTGATTATTTTTATCCTTTATGAAAACATAAAGGTTCTCCTTATTAAGGCTGACAAGCTCATCATCCTGAATGAATGACTGTGGCAGGGAGGGAATACCGTTGGTGATCTGCACTGGAACAGGAACATTGACCTGGGTAAAGTCAGAGGTCTCAATTGATGCCGTGCATAAAACAAAGTGGTCATTTGCCTTTACCACAGAAACGTTACTAGGTGGGCAGCCGAGTGAAGTAAGCTGAACTTTTGCAAACTTTGCAGCCTTAGATAGAGTGGTATCAGAAAGGGCTGAAAAAGATGCTTTTTTATCTAGAGAGAAAACGCCTGAAAGCTCTCTGGATAACTCTGAGTCGCCATAAAGAGGCTTTAGTTCATTTTCGTAAGAGATTCTTGAGTCGAGGCTTGCTACCTTTTGGCGAACAGATTCCGCAGGACTATCAGTCATCATATCGCCAAGCACTTCTCTGAAAACGCTTTTTCCAGAAGAGAGGCCTGATATGCTGTTATATACCTCTGATATTTCTTTTGATGTGAAAAACTCCTGGGATGAGGCTCTTTTCTCAAAAATATCTCTTGCATAACCCAAGGTTACGTCGCCGGGATTATTCTTTTTGGCAAGCTCCACTCTCTGGCAGACGTATCCGGAGGGATACTTGTTTCCGCCGGTTAGCTTATCTAGCGCCCTCTGAGCTTCTCTTGCTAATTTTTTTATATCGTTCATTTTTTATAGTCCTTAATTAATTCTTTTTAAATAAGTCTGGAAATACTTGTTTGATGGCGCTTGCCTTAGCCTCTAATTGCGCGTCAACAACTTTATTTACAAAAAGAGGATCATTTTCCGCCATATCCAGCAGGGCGGTCTTAAAGGTAAAAACGTCATTTTTAGAAAATCCGTATTCATCAGAAGAAAACGAACAAATAGGAACTCCCTTATACGCTAGCGTAACAGAGTCAGAGCTATGGTTGCTCTGAGCCGACCATGCGCCAGCCTCTTTTACTTCATACTTTGGGTGTGAACTTCTAACCAAAAAGGTGGAGTCTCCCTCTTTTTCTACTTTCCATAAATCGTTGTACTGGTCGCCAAACACCTTGACCATATCGAAGGCTACCTTTTTTATCTTGACATCTTCAGTAAGCTCAATTCGATCTTTCCTAGTTGGATTTTGCTCTCGATCTTGAGAAAGTTTTAATAAAATATCGTCTAGCTCAGACATTAAGGGGCTCCTCATGTAATTTTGTCTTATTAATAGAAATAAAATGTTGCAAATATATCTTTAACATATGTAAAAATATATATTATTAGTAGTATGCCTCTTCTTCAACAGTTTCTTTTTTAATATCAGAGATTTTTTCCAAGATGTCTTTTACTTTTTCGTTGTTCTTGCAAAGCTTTTGAAGCTTTTTGACAATGCCCCCATATCTTTTTTTCTGATTTCTATAATCTATGTTTCCGTGCATTGCCTTGTGAACTGCAGACTGGGTTATGCCGAGATGCTCTGCTATTTCGTTCTGGGTCTTTCCCATAAGCCTCATAAATAAAATCTTCTTTTGATGCTCAGTTAGATAATCGCCATTGATTATATCATATATTTCGCCAAGAAGCTCTTCCTTAAGCTCTATTAGCCTATCATCTAATGCGTTTGTTTCAAGCATATTGCTTATGCTGTTTTCATTAGAAAAATTATTTAACTTTGCAGCGTCGAATGAAACCTCAACGATTTTATATTGATAAGACTTACTTTTTCCCATTTTATACTACCACACTTCTGGGATTATTTGCTTAAAGTCTTTGAAGAAAGTAAGAGTTGACGTGGAGTTATCTGCAAAATATTCATCGACATCCTTGTGGCCATCTGGTAACTTTAAAAATCTAAGCTTAATCCCTTTATTGATAAATTTATTATAAATTCTTTCAGCTGATTTTTGACCTGCATCATCTGCATCTAAAATAAAAGTTATTTTATCAGTATATCTTGCAAGCTTTAAGAAGTGCTTCTTTGAAAAAGCAGTTCCGCATATAGCTACTGAATTTTTAAAACCGTTCTTTGACATAGAAATATAATCAAAGTAACCTTCTGTAACGAAAACATTGTTTTTTTCCAAGATAGAGTTCTTGGACTTATTTAGCCCGTAGAGTATATCAGCCTTTTTATAGGAGGTGTTTTTATACTTTGGAATACCTACGAGTCTTCTTTCCTCCTCTTTCAAGAGCGTTCTTCCACTTATACCAACTAGATCATTATATTCTGAGTATATGGGAAAAACTAAATAAAAGTAATTAGAAAAATCACTTCCTCCAGAAAAGTTTGTTAAGTTAACCTTGGCTAAGAACTCTTCTGACACATAGTTTTTTAATATAGATATATTTTGTGGAAAAAAGCCTATTTTATTTTCTAAAACATCTCTTTTTTCCAAGCCCCTTTCTTTAACCAGATAATTAATACATTCTTTAGAATTTTTTAAATTAGACTGACATATTTTAACAAGCTTATCAAATTCCTGGTGGGCATCCATTGGCTACTCTCCATATTCTTTTACGGCAGCAGCCATGGTTTCCGTTATATTAATCTGGCATCCAGATCGGTTGTTGGGGCAATTCTTTCCCACGAGAACGCTGTTTACCATGACTGCTTGGACTTCTTTTTCACAAGCATTACAAGGGAAAGTAAAGGCCTTGCTCTTTGTGTTTCTGATTATATCGCCAGTTGTTTTCATCGACAACTTGCTAAACTCAGAAATATCAGGAAGAACATCTCCACACGTATTACATATTGCATTATTTGTCTCGACATCTAAAGAGCAGTCTGTCTGCCCATTGCTTTCTTTGCATTTTGGATTACATCTAACTAACATATTACACCATTCCCAAAAGTGGATTATCCTCTAACTCTTCTGGCTCTGCCTCTGGCATAGCTTCGCCATTTATGTATATGTTCTGAACACTGGCCAGATAATCATCGACAAGATTATTTTCTACAAAATAAGCAAAAGCAGCGTCTCTGCCTCTTATTTTTTCCATACCTATCTGATAGCTCTGATTGTTTGGTCTATCAATCAGATTATATTTGATTGCTAGCTCAAAAACCTCTGTCGCAGTCTCGACTATCCCTTCTTCATACTTAATTTTGTACTCGGCCTGTCTAAAGGGTGCGCCGACTTTGTTTTTCTGAATTTTGGCCCGAACGGTATGCCCAATCCTCTCTTCATCGTCTCCTTTTATTACGGAGTCGGCAGAAAAAACTGGAGCCATATTTATCATTAAGCTGCAAGCATGCTTTAGAGCCTTTCCTCCAGGAGAGGTTGATGGGTCACCAAACATTTGCCCTAGATTTACCCTGACCTGATTGATTCCAATAAACGCTACATTGGCCTGGGCTACTACCGGAGTTAGCTTTTTAAGCTCTGTAGATAAGAATCTAGGTATTGGGGCCATATTTGCCTTACCCACTTCTGCCGATACCTCAAGCGGCGTATTTAAGACAGCAATTGAGTCAAGGACAATAATTCCTAGATTCTTAAACCTTGGATCACTACCCTCGATTACATGATCAAGGATGCCCTTCATTGCTTTGGATACCTTCTTTGTGGTCTTGTTTACCTTTACCTTTCCAATAAGGCCTTCAAAAATAGCCTTAGCATCATTTGTTTTGATGACAATGACTCGTGAAGTATCAACACCCTGCTTTTCCGCCCACTCAGGATCATAAGTATACTCTGCGTCAATGAAAAGAGCTGTATTTTCTGGATTCTTTTGCTGATACTCTCTAATGATTGATAGTGCAAGCATAGTTTTTCCAGAGCTTTCCTGTCCTGCAAGCTGAGTTATTCTCCCCAGCGGAATTCCTCCGATTCCTATTGCCTCATCAAGCTTTGGGCTTCCGGTGCTGACCGCCTCATACTTTGTTGCAATATTGCCATCAAAAAAAACAGTGTCTTCTCCAAAGAACTTTAGTATTTCTTTTTCTGCCTCTGTTTGTGTTACTCTTTTTGCCATAATGACTCCTAATTAATATTTATGTGAAAGCTTTCCTTCTTCTGGCGGGCGCCACCCAGCGGGAGGTTGCCAGCTAGAAGGATTTTCCTTTTGCTCGGAAACTACTGCACCTGTATTTATAAGCAACATAGAGATGCTGGCAGCATTTTCTAGAGCGGTTCTTGTCACTTTCTTTGGATCAATCACGCCTGCTTTGACTAAATCTTCAAAAGTATTTGTAGCAGCATTGTATCCAAAATTTGTGTTATCAGAGGCCAGTACTTTTTCAATTATTTCTCTTGAATCTAAGTCTGCATTTTCTACGATTTGCGTTATCGGTCTCTTGCATGCATCAATCACCACTTTTACTGCAGGCAAAATATCTTCTGAGAAGGAATCTAGATCAACTAAGCTTGATGCCCTAAGTAGTGCCGTCCCACCCCCGGGAACATAGCCCTCTTCTATCGCAGCCTTTGTTGCACATATAGCGTCCTCAACCCTATCGCCTTTTTCTCTCAACTCAAGTTCTGTGGAGTATCCCACAGATATAATTGCGGCTTTACTTTTTAGAAAAGATATTCTATTTCTTGAGTCTATTAGCATTTTTTCTGATATAAGCTTCTGAGAATCAGATTCATATATTGCTAGCTTTTCTGCAACTCTGGCGTCATCTTTTCTGCCCTCTACAATCCTTGTAGAATATTGATTTACAATAACTCTACCTGCAAACCCCAAATCCTTCACTTCCATATCAACAACTGCGCACTCATCTCCAGCGACTACTGTTCCAACTAATGTGGAGAGAGCACTAATCCACTCTTCCTGAGCAACGCCTAGCACCGGAATCTTCACGGCAACAGCCTTAATTCTCCCCAGCCTGTTGTTGGCAATAAGAGTTTGCAAGACCTCTTTGTTAACATCCTTTGCGAGTATAAGGACTGGAACATTTTCTTCGGAAAGTTTATGTAATAGCTTTAGGTAAAGATTAAGATTTGACATTTCCTCATTACATATAAGTATTCGGCACTCCTCAAAGGCAATCTCCGCAGCACCCTCAAGGGCAAATCCTGGAGATATCCAGCCATTCTCTAGCTCTATTCCATCGACTATATTTACTGAGTTTCCAATTCCTGGAGATGCCTTTGCTATAACCGTTCCGTCCATATCTACTGCAACAAATGCTTCAGCAATACTCTCTCCCAAATCAGAGTCATTATTTGCAGATATAGTTGCAACATTCTTTAGATCATCAAAATTGTTAGCATCACTTTTCATCTCGTCTAACTTTTCAAAGATTGCCTGCTTTGCTGCCTCAACCCCATTTCTCAGAGAAAGCGGGGAATATCCATTTGATAAAAGCTCGCAGCCATTCTTTAAAATTTCATCAGCAAGAACTGTAGCTGTAGTTGTTCCGTCCCCAGCTATTGCGGCAGTTCTTCCTGCCGCCTCCTTTATAAGCTGGCAGGATAAATCTTCAACAGGATCGTCTAGAACTATTTCTCTAGCAACAGAAACGCCATCCTTTGTAAGGACTGGCGCTCCAACAAACTTGCCCAATATAACGTTTTTACCTTGCGGACCCATAGTTACCGCAACAGTTTTTGATAGCTTTTCAGAACCTGCCAAAATCTTTTCCCTAGCAGATTTGCTGTAAGTTAAATCCTTTGCCATTATCCAACTCCTTGTAAATATGTGTTAGCGCTACAGCAATAGCATCAGCTTCGTCAAAGCACTCATCTTTTATAGTGCCTGTTTTCTTTTTTCTAATTTTAAAACTTTTAAATTTTTCAACAATAAAATCAAAAGCTTCTTCTTTTGAAGATATTTTTGTGCCAGCTATTTTGGATAAAACAGATCTTATTGAAATTACAGCATATCTATTAGGCTCAATGTTAATTGCTTTTATTGAGCCAATAGAGGTTACTTCATTAAATACAGACAAAACAATTATAGTTCTGGCCGTACTTCTTCCTCTTGAGAACTTATTCGCATAAGCCTCTATGGCAACAGAATCTGGAGATTTATCAGATAAAAAATCAATTATTTTATCTAAATAATCTGCAGCCCTAACTGACAAAGATCCCTTTGCTGATTTCATTGGCTTTATATGCCCATATTCTTCTAGCTTGCAAATATTTTCATCATAAGAAAATAATGCCCAACCAACAGTTGAAGATGATATGTCTAATCCAATTACTTTATTCATAACAAAAGGCGCGTAAAGATTATACTTTACGCGCCTTAGAAAGTAATTTGTTTTTACAAAAAACTATTCAAAATCAAAGTCAAAATCATCGTCCGAAGCCGTTGACTCCTCAGATGTTGAGGAGGTATCTCCGGTAGACCATCCCATTCGCTCACAAACCGTCTCAGCAGTTGAGGGAGAGATTGCCTTTTCAAGATTGACCCTGTCGTTAAACTCCATGAACTTCGCCTTGAAGTCAGACGATAAGCTCTCTTTTGGATTCGGCTGCACGCTGTAAAGAGGCTGCTGCCCAGGGGATCCGCGAAGAATGGTAACATCATACTGAGTTACCTTGCCCCAGCGACTGTTGTTGTAAAGGGCCTTGATTCCATTATAAATCTGAGGGCCAACTTCAAGAAGGCGGAAGGTATCATCGCTACGATCAAGAACCTTGATTAACCAGCGAGCCTGACGCTTAAAACCAGAGTCCTCAAGACGAGAAACAAGCTCAGGGTTATTTACGGGAGAGTTGATCTTGCCCTTCTTGCCGTCTGCGCCTACAATCCAATGGATGTAAAACTGAACGGGATTGCCCATAATGCGGACTGTGTTTTCGCCCTCTTCGAGCCTCATGAAATCAGACTTTCCGCCTGAACCTGAGTCTGCTGAATTCCAATCTACTTCACCAAATACCATATTTGACATAATATTACTCCTATTATTGTTTTTGTGGCAGTTATCGCACCATGCGAATTTAGCCGGGTTTGTTTAAGGATTTACTCCCAAGGACTATCGTTATCATCTATGATGATATCATCATCTTTTCCACTGGATGGGAGTGATCCAGCAGATGCATCTATACCATTATACCCAATATTACTAGACATTTCTATAGAATAATCTCTTTTTAGGAATGTTTTTAGAGAGTAGTGCCAGCCCGAAAAATAGCTTGCCTTATTCTCTAGCCACTTCTTGCAAGCCTTGGCCATTACCAAGTTATTGCAAGCCTCAATATAATCGTCGTCAGCTTGGGCAAACCACTCTTTGTCTTTAGCTGTTTTGTGGCCAGCAGCCTTAGCTTTATTTAAAGCTGCATTAGACCAAGCTTTATTTTTTTCAGACTCCAATGATCCAATAAGCCTATCCAGTTCGATTATTCTTTCTTGGCATAGATTTTGTGCTTCAAGAGTTAAAAGCAAACCTCTTTCTGCAATGTTAAGATCAACTATACCACTTTTTGGAAGCATAGATATAATCTTTTTTATTGGTTCTATATCAATATTTGTTATTGAAAAATTATCGCTAAAAGCGACTTTATGCAAAAGCGTCATTGTTTCTCCAACCTTTTTTCCAGCCGCTCCAGCCTCTCCAATATATTAGGCGCCGCGCCGATTTGGTCAATAAAATTTTCAACTTTTTTTATTGAGCCTTCTAGAATTCTAACCCGCTGATTTACCATAACATTTAAAATAAAGTATATAACCATAATGTTTATACGCTGTCCAACTTGCGGCATAATGCCAGTTATTAGACCATTTTTATCTGTTTCAAACAAGCCTACAAAATCGCGCTCTCCAACGGCCTCTCTTATCTGCAGGTAATATCTATACTCTGTATCATTTAAATCCAGCCTTTTATTTCCAACTGCTCTGATCAAGAGTCTACCCTTCTAACCATTGCTCCTGGCTTATTTATTCTGTTTTCTTTGGCAATTCTTTTCAGCCTTTGTATGCGAAGATCTTCATCCATCTCTTCTGCGGTTAAGTCTGCCGATGAAGAAATCATTTCTTTTCTAACTTGTTCTCTTATATCTTCGTAAGATTCAGAATCCTCCTCTTCTTTCTCGCGTTTAGCCACCTCTGCGCTTACTCTGGCCACCTTTTCCTCTCCAGATTCCTCTTCCGGCTCTGAGGCTTCCTCCTTTTCGACATCAAGGCTCGGCGGGAAAAACTCGATCAACATGAACAAGGCTATATCAAAGATATCATCAGAATCTAATTTGCTAGAAAACGGCTGATTTGTTACTTTATTTTTAAATATATCTAACCTTCTTTTATGCACCTCTCCCAGCAAGGCGCTTCCGCATGCAGGGCAGCAGTTGTTTGTTATTGCATGACGCATACTTTGCTGCACAGAAAAATTGCATTTTCTACATTCAATCATATGTTTCTCCCATATACTCTTTCTAATGATGAAAGGGCTAGATCTTTTTGGCCCATGTATTCGTTAACTTTGCAAATAGCTTTGATTGGCAAGCCTTCTTTTAAGACCATCTTATATTTATCATAGTCATCGGCCCAAAGAGTTAGGCCGCAAGTATCACCATTTACATCTTCTACTAAATATTTTGCAAATTTTCTACCAACATTTTTGCCATTTTTAATCTTGAATTCTTTTATCTTGGTCTTTATTATAGCCTCAATTTTAACTCTGGCACCACTATTTTGATCCTCGACCTCTTTTAGCGGAGTAACGAACGGCCCGCCGCTAAAGAAGCTTGAAAAAACCTCATGCAGACTGCCAGAGATCGATCTTCCAAGAACCTCTCTTTCATAGAGTAGAATTTCTTTTCTATCCCATTCATCGTCAGATACGGCATAGATAAGGCCGGAAATTATATCTGAGAACCTATCTGTCTCAGGGCCTATATCAAATTTGCCAAATAACTTATCTCTGATATCTTTTGTTATCTTTTTTATCTCAGGATGAGCATCAAGAATGTCTTTTTCAACCTCTTTCTTTATAGCATTCTTTGCCTTTGATCTATACTTTTGATAATTATCATGCATATCCATTCTTGTAAGATCAAAGGAATCTAGAGCACCAGCCTTTGCTAAAGATTGAATAACGGTTTTTCCTACAGTTCGGCTGTTGTTTTTTGATACAAATTCTATGAAAGAAGTATACGGCTGCATTTCTACAATTGATTCAATAGCTTTCTCTCCAACACCTTTAATTGCTGATAGTCCGGTCGATATAACCATATCCTCTAGAACCTTGTAATTGCCGATTGAATCATTAACATTTGGATTTACGATTCTTATTCCCATCGACTTGCACTCTGAGAGATATTCCTGAGCCTTATCAGAGTTTGGATCTTCAGAGTTAAGTAGAGCACACATAAATTGTGTAGGATAATGACATCTTAACCAAGCGGTATAAAATGAAATGTGAGAGTAAGAAATAGAGTGTGACTTATTGAATGCATAGCCACCAAGAGGCTCGATGTACCTCTTCCAGATAAGGCAAGCGGTCTTGTAATCCATTCCGGAATTTTCCATACAGTCTTTTACAAAGTTTGCCTCAGTTTTTAGAACAAGGTCTGGATCCTTGCCCTTTAGCTTGCTGATTTTTCTTAGCGAGTCAGCCTGATTTAGGTCCCATCCGGCGCAATCTTGAGCAATAAACATTGCCTGCTCCTCATAAACGAGGATGCCATAGGTTTTCTTCAGTGCTCTTTCGAGCTTAGGATGATCATACTTGGTCGGTTCAAGGCCGAGCCTTCTTTTTGCGTACTTTTTTCTTTCCTCTGGAAGGCACGAAGGTCTGCCGATAGCGTTAATATCAGATATGTCCTCAATACATTTTGGCTTTAGCTTTATGCAGAAAGGCGTAAGTGATGACTCTAACTGAAATACTCCAGCTGTTTCACCTCGACCAAGCATTGCATATACCTTTTGATCGTTAAGATCAATATCCTCAATAGATACGTCCTTCCCCGTAGACGACTTGATGAGTCTAAAGGTATTATCTATAACGGTTAGAGTTTTAAGGCCCAGAAGGTCCATCTTAATTAGACCATTAGTTTCGCAGCGATTCTTCTCCCACTGCGTAACAACGCCACCCTCATCATCGATTCTTAACGGAACAGTTTTATGAAGAGGCTCCTCTCCAATCACCATGCCGGCAGCGTGAACAGACCAATTTCTAGTTAGATTCTGTAGCTTTCCGCCATACTCATAAAGATCAGGGTATTTTTGCATATAAGCTGCAAACTGATCGCTCTCGCCCATTGCTTTTTCAAGCGTTTTTGCGTCAGGCATAATAGAGGTAATGTGATTTGCTATCTTAAATGCAGCCGTTTTATCTCCGCCAAGCCTTAGGCTTCTCGCAACATCCTTGATTACAACCTTCGGAGACAGGGTGCTCCAGTTTGAGATGGAGGCGACCCTATCCTCTCCGTACTTTTCTTTGATATACTCTTTCACTAGAGAAGGATCTGAAAAGTCAGTATCAATATCAGGGAAAGATTTCTTTTGGTTGTTATGGAACCTTTCAAAGATCAAGTCATACTCGATAGGGTCCACGCCCGTAATGCCTGTCAAGTAAGCGACAAGCGAGCCAGCAGAGCTTCCTCTGGCTGGACCAACCGGCATTCTTTGCTTAGCCCAATTAATATAGTCGGAAACGATTAGCATGTAAGATGAGAAGTTTTTGTCTTCAAGAACAGATAACTCCATCTTTACTCGGTCCCAATAAAAATCTCGATCCTCTTCAGACAGGTGGGAGAACTTCTCTTTAAAGCCCTCTATGCACTTATAGCGAAGATAAGATTGATCTTCCGGGATTGTCGATCTACTCCTCTCCTTCCAAGAGGAGAACTCAGAATAATCATCCTGATTTTCTACAGGGAAAGCGGGCAATCTTGGGCCATCGGGCTTTATGTATGACGGCTCTTGACATGACTCCATAATTTTTATTGTATTTGCCATCCCAAGCTCAGCAACATCTCGGCCAAAGAAGTCGATAATTTCTTCATGAGTTTTTAGATACATATCTTGAACGCCATACCTAAAGCGATCTGGATCATCTACTGCTTTCTTATCCTTGATTGCAAGCATAAAATCATGATACTTAGCGTGCTCTTTGTCTCGATAGTGAGCATCACATGTAATTACATAAGGAATATCATAATCTCTAGAGATTTTCAAAAGAGATTGATTCAGCTTTTGCTGATTTACCTCTTTTCCGTTTTTTCCTACGGCATGTAAAGCATGGGGCTGCAACTCAAGAAAGAACCTATCTCCAAAGATAGACTTAAACATCGAGATGTACCTAAGTGCATTAGCCTCATCTTGCTCAGTGATAAGAGTCTTTGCGATTAGTCCGTTAGAGCAAGCTGTAAGTGCAACAACTCCTTCGTTGTGGTCGCGAATATGCTCCCATGTAATTCTGGGGGTCTTTTTGCCCATATACCCGGCTACCTGATTTTGGAAAGCAAGATAGTTGAGCGTCAATATATTCTCATAACCTTTTTCATTTTGGGCAAGCAAAACTAAGTGATGGCTTTTCTTTGCCTCTAGATCATCAGCAAAGTAAGCCTCCATACCAGGGATCAGCTTTACGCCAGTTTCCTGTGATGCAAGATAAGCGTCATACATTGCAGTCATAGTACCGTGATCTGTAACGGCTACGGCTGGATGATCGACTTCTTTGGCTCTTACAAATAAATCCTTTACATCATTCATCCCGTCTAGGGGACTTCCTAGCTCAGTATGATTATGCAAAGATATAAAAGGCCCTTTTGGCATTTAGCATTCTCCTTGATTTATATAAAAAATGGATGCAAATTTCTTTACACCCATTGTAGTCACGGCGCTGAAAATGGCTACTTATTCAGTAACCATATCCTGAATATTGTCGTAAATTTCGTTAACAACATCCATATCAAGCTCCTGCTTCGCAGCACGAAGAGCTTGAGTAAGCTCCTTCTTGGGAAGGCTCTTGTTCTTAATGAAATCTGCCGACCACTCGCGCCTTGCAGACTGCAGGTCCTTGATCTGAAGCTCGTAAACCATGTATTGTTTTACATACTCCTTAACATCATCCATTGACCAAGTGGTGTTTTCGGTGCCGTCATCTGACTCGTTAAAAATTCTCAAAACTCCTGACATTATTTTCTCCTATTTTATTTTATACTGTCGAGGAGGCGAATTATTGCCTCGTCCTTAATTATAATCTCCTCGAAAATATCTGTCCTGTATTTTTCAGATTTTTTAATGAAGTTTTTGCAAATAATCCTGGAAGAAATTTTATTAAACAAGGATGCAGAGTCAAATATCATGGCTTTCTTTGGATCATATATGCTGTAAACATCTTGGGTCACAAGACTTTCCTCATATTCTTCCATAAATGATTCGATTGCATCAAATTTCTTGCTAAAGAATTTTTCAAGAGAATCGGAAAATCTATAAGTTCGGATGACTTTATCGCCTTTACCTTCTGGCTTCCTTGTTGAGACAAGGCTTTTCAAATCGCCTATATCAAGAATGTCTGATCCGGCTTCAAGGTCTCTTATTGAATCAAAATCTCTCTCACCCTTTCTTCTAAATATAGGGCCATCTAAAACGAACTTTGGAATGCCAAATCCGGCCTCATTACCCTGGCGATCGCCGGAAACACTTATCGCCATAAATGGAGGAGTATAATGCCTCCACTCAGGTATTCTTACATCAAAGGAATTGGAAAATCTTGAAGCCGGGCTACCTACGCTCATGCTAATGCCAGATACCACGCCTGTTTCGTCATCCTTTATGACCTCGACGGGGTTTGAATCATCTCTTGCCTCGCCCCATAGAGCGGACATTGAAATCTTTTTTCTGCGAACAAGAAGATCATAAGGATCTAGCAGATCGGCTCCAGCTAGAGGCTCTCCCTCAGACACGTAGCGCCTCTCTCCCCTATAGCCATTCATTAGCTCGGCTAATTTATCATAACCGTGCAGTGAAGCTATAAATTCCTTTGTTATATCAATGGCCTCGCTAATGCCACTATATTCATCAATTTCTACAGGTATAATGCTGCTGCCAGCGTATTCTGCTCCAAAGCAAGGGCTGGATATAAGCATATTTGCCAATACCGGGTTAATAAGAGGAACGTAAAGGCCGGTGTTGGTAGAGAATTTCTCGCCATCCCTCAGGGTTCTCGCCCCTGACTCAAGAGCTATATAAAGCGGCAGACTTCTGTACTCATTCATTTTTGACTTTGCATATTTTGAAAAACTTTCTTTTGCACTTCTTTTACCGTCTAAATCTAGCTTATTATACTTTCTTTGGAATTCCTTGTACTCTTTGTCTATTTGAAGCAAAATATTAGCTGCAGCTTCTGGAGGATCCCTCATTAAGAGATCAGATAAGTTTATCTCCAGGACACCGCCGCCAGGTATTTGTATTTCAAACGGAATATCGGCAAGCGATACATTTACAGCATCTGTAGGAGCCTTTATTGATTCAAGTCTATCAAGCAAAATCGGTAGAGGAACCCCTATTCCGCAATTTGCGCCAGGAAGCGGCGGATAGGCCTTTTTTGACGGAGAGACTTGCCCATACTGGCCTATATGAATTCCAGACTCAGTGTCTATACCCAGGGAGTCATTTCTGTATCCAGATATATTGCCTGCATCATCTGTGCTTATAAACGTGTTAGGATGATTTGCAATAGAAACTGCAGCATCCTCTGTTGCTTTTGCTCCAGGTATTTTTGAGCCTCTTCCGACGAATAGTCTCCATCCATTATTGTAAAATTCTTTATGCAAATCAGAGAAGGCATCTGATTCGACCATCTGGCTTATTGCTAAAAACTTATCCAAATCGGCAGCATGTATCAATAGGGCATAATCATATGCGGCTATAAGCTCTCTGCTTATACCTAATATATAGTTCTTCTCTCTACGCCCCCCTTGACCCTTGATTATAATATCTTTTATTACATATATTGGCTTAGATAAGCCTCCGGAGAGAGCCTTGGGGCTTGGGGTTAGTATGGGGTGGGTTATTGAGGGTAGCAAAATATGAGAATTATCCGGCTCAGCAAAGTAGTTTGAGTATTTGCTGCTGCCACTAGGGGGTGCCAACGATACTTCAATATTTTTAACGTTAGCTATTACTCTATTTATAATTGATTCTGAGTAACTTTTTTCAGATGCAGTTGAGGCCTCTGACGCCAAAACTTCCTTGTAAACACTTTTTATATAATCTAAGGCTGCAGATTGGTAGTAGCCCGACCTACAAGCATATGCAGCACCATTATGAACTCTGCCAAGTTCTTTTATTGCAGATTTTTGCCCATCTACAACCGGAATTATATCATTAACAAGTTTTTTTATAAAAGGCCTAAAGTCATCCTCGGTATATCCGCGCCCTTCCTTGGTGCCAAATCTTTTTCGAACATCATCCGCGAGGCTTTCACAATCTGCCGATATACTGCTTTCTATTATATCATTAAGAAGAAGATTTTCAACAGTTATTGAAACTATTGTCTCTGGAGTCATCTCTCCATTTTCTGGGGCAAGACTGCCAAGTGGCTCATACCCTATGTATCTAACTGAATTTTTGCTAAAGAACTTATTATATATAGAAGATAGCTTTTCTGCAATATAAAATGCTGTAGCAGCAGTTACAATCTGCTTGCCTAGCCACACTTCAGTGATGTTCATTACCATTGGGCCAACATTCCCTCCGGATAATTTGCCTATCTCCTTGGCCATATCTTTTACGAACTTTTTGCCCTCGGAGGCTTCTATGGTTTCGGAAGATTGGTCGCTACCTTCAGGGATGTCGGACCTATCTACATAAAAAATATTTGAAAATGCACTTACGACATCTTCTATTTTTAATGAAAATAATCTGCTTCTAATATCTTGAACTGACTGATCTACAAAAGCATTAACTCTATCGCCTGGCAGGGCATTCAAAATTCCGCTAACTATTAAGCGGTGCAAATAATCTTTAAATGCTCCTCTGATAGAGTAAATGAAAGCTCTAGCATCTCCTCCAACATCCTGTATTAGCTTCCGCCTGATATTACCTATGGAGTCCCCAACTATTTTTCTATACTGATCGTCTTCATCGTATATCGCCTCAGATGCTCCAGATACAATCTTCGACACAAATCTTTCCAGGTTCTGATCGAAATCTGGTATTTCAATGTCTTCGCCCTTTACAACCTTCTTTTTGCCTATATCTGCGCCCCAAATCGTGGCGGTTTTAGCATTAGTTGCAGTGGAGGCAATCAAAAGCTCCTGTATTGATACAATATAGCTCTGCACTAAAGCCAGCATTAGAGCCTCATTCTTTTTGGATATTTCCTTCTGCACTTCTATAGCTTCAATAAGCTTTTCTGGATCTGCAGTAAGCCCCACAAGAGCTTCCTCCGCATTACTACCCTGAGCTTCAACTCTATCTAGGTGACTGGCGACTAATTTTTCTCCGGATTCGGACTTCCTGCCGACAACTAAGTTGTTCTTTATCCTTCCTGCTTCAGCGCCCTTAAGTAGAGCAGAACGAGATTGCCCCGAAACATTCGACTCAGTGCTATCAATAGGGCTACTTACAAGGGGAGAACTCATTGGATACATAGATAGAATCTTTCTGCCTACATCATATCTGAGGCTGCCCTTTGAGTCAGGATTTGGAAAATACACAGAACTAATTGGGTCTTGCCTAAAAATGAAATCTCTATAATCTGTAAGGCCTGCTTCAACCTCTTGCTCTGAGGCATACTTGATTGGAGCATTTTCCATTCTCAGTATAGCACCAAGTTGGTTTTGCCCAGACTTGCCAAGTATATTCAGCTTCACAATATCCTTGACCTTCTCTTTTGTCAGAGGTATATCTATATATTTATTTGCAAAAGATATTGAATCAGATATTTTAAAGTTGTGACCATGTACGCACTTCAATTCTATATCTTTTATAAAGCCGAAATAATCATCAAGATTTAATTGCTCACGCTTTGTCTTGGTAGTGCTAGTTGCCATTGCTTCTTTTAAGAGTAGCGATATTTTTTGTGACCTAGAAATTAAATCATCAGTTACAAGGTCGTCAAATGAAAAGTCTACACCTGATCCCTCTGGCCCAGATTCATTATACGCATGCTTTATCATTACAAATGGCAATACATCAGAAACATCTACACCCATTTGCATCATAGATTCTATGGTTCTGTTGTACTTTTCTGGATCATTTTCTATTAAATCTTTTATTTTTTCTGCGAAGTTAGCTCTATCAAACTGTGATATGCTAGTTTTTGCGCCACAATAGAGGCTTAATATTTTTTTATCCTCATCAACCGCCTGCTCCACTGGGTGTCTGTAGCTCTGAATATCTTGAGCAGTGTCAGCAACTGGTATTGGCATAGCCAAAAGTTTATACTTTTCAATGTTACGGCGTGCATCATCTGGGCTTTCAATCTCTATTTCTGAAGGACAAACAAATGATCTTGAAGAAAACCTGAAACCACCTGACGCTTGACGGCTTGATAGCTCTAGCATTTTATCTCTTGCGGCTTGAGTCATTGATCCGCTTTTTACGGCATCATCAAGGTAGAGGCTAAGGCCTGAAATCACCTGATTTCCCTCAGAAAGGCCGCAAGAGAAGGGGCTTGAAATTTCTTCTGATTCAACCGTATCTCCGCTCAAAATTGCGATTGCTTCGTTGCGGCTAGCCTCGCTAGATACTTCATTCGGTATATTCGCAGCATAATCTGATAGAGCGCTAATTAGTTCAGACTCTAAGTCGGCCGGGCTAGATAAAGCTATTTCATTTGCTATCTCATTTATATCATTGATGTACTTTTGGTGAATTTCATTATTTTTATCAAGCCCTAACGCTTTTATGAATACTGTTAAACTTTCTCTTATGTTTATAATTGATCCTTTCCCGGTACTTTGATCAAACTTTAGTGCTGCAGGATCTACCTCGGGTCCGAATGGACACCTGATCCTTGATGTTGCAATAAGTGATGATGGAGTGGATAGTTTTTTGCCACCCATTCTTTTTAAGACAAAAGCCTTTCGCTTTAATGCCTCTATATGCCTAAAATAATCTCCACTGCTCCAATCTTCTTCTATCTGCTCCCAGGTTTTTGGGGCCGAAATATTTCTAACTCTTTGCCCTAATTTTTCCGCCAACTCTTCAAGCTCTAGAACCTCTTCTTCGCTAAGATCAAATGGTCCCGCATTAATTAGCTCATCAAAAGTTATAACTCCTCCGCCACCAGCGGGAGTTCTGGTTAGAGAGTAGGTATCGATTTTTATTTTGCTTATAGGATCTTTGGCTTTTCGGCCTTGCTCATCAGAATCTTCGCCCCCGAAGCCTTCCATCCTCTTTTTTGTGTCATATTTTCTATAGACTTCTTTGTTACAAACCGGACACTTATTTAAGTACCTTTTTATTTCAGTTTTAACAAACATACCATTCTTTAGCTTAAGGAAAAGAAAAGAACTTCCTATGTCAAATGCTATTTCGGAAACATTAGTATTTATAGGGCTGCTAATGTCTAGCGATAAGTCCAGTATTTTTCTTGAAATCTCAGAGTTTATAATTTTCTCAAAGCCTTCGCTAAATCCATCTCGTTGATATTTTACTTCGGACCTTTCCTTCTCTAAAAGTAACTCATATCTTCTTTCAAAAACATTGTTCCTTAGTCCTGGCCTAATTATGTTTACTATTGCGTTTACGAAGCGATCGCCCAACCCTCTATCTTTTAGCAGCATAAACTGATCAGCAAATCTCTCGTCTTCAACTACTGAATTTTTGTCTATATAAAAATTGGTTATCAGGCATCTGCTTATAATAGCATCTAAAGATGCCTTTTCATAGCCTGCATAGTTTGTCCTTAAATATCTTACAACTTGATTATCTCTAGATTTTATTGATGCAAAAAAGTAATCAATTTTCTTTATAAGAAATCTTCTATATACATTTATTTTTTTAGCAATATCAGCATCAATTATATCGGAATCCGACAAATCAGGAATATCATAGATTCGATTAGATGACTCAATTATAGATGCAACTTCTTCGTCTAGGACTCTTTTAATTGCAGCTATTTTGGTATCATCCACCTCAAGAAGAAAAGACTCAGAATCAGAACCAGGTATTTCAGTTATACCTATGGCATCTTCCATATTTTTGAATTTTCCAAAAAATATAGATCCATCAAAGTCAAGAAAGCTGCTGCTGCCTATTCTCTCATAAAAAGAGCCAGGATCGTTAGAGTTCGGGATAGATCGATATAACTCTCTTGATTCTTTTTTTGGATCAATGCCTACGGCAGATTTATACTTATCTACACTTGATACCGCAAACTCTGTGTTGGGCGTAGACTTTGGAATAATCTTCTTATTCTTTGGAGCAAAGATTGAAGCATAAACTTCACTGTCGGAAGCTTCGAAATATCCTTTGATAATCTCAGAGTCTCTTTCTGATGTTATATAAACTGTTTCATCTAAAGAATTTGAAAAATCTAAAGATATTTCTGGCTCAGCTTCTACGGGCGACTCTTCCTCGGCTTCTTCCACTGGCGCCTCTTCAGAGACAGGCTCCTCGTAAATAATGGCCTCTTCTTGTGGCTCTGCAGGAGTGAATGAATCTTTATTTTTTAAATATACCTTCTGGAGTTTTCTAAACTTTTCAATTCCAGAAACAGATGATAGATCTCTTATAAGTTCGTTAACCCCATCTGTTATTACTATCTCCAAATTTTCTTTATCGTAAGCGCTAAAGCTGTCAAAGTAATCTATGAGGCTTCCGCAAAACTCTCTAAGCTCATCTAGGTTTGACTCAAAGTTACCGCTTCTGTCAGCCTTAGTAGTTGCAACAGATGCTTCCATCTCCTCAGTTACAACGCTATCCAATCTATTTATTATGTCCCTGGAGGCATCTACAAGGTCAGACATATCCTGCAGGTTTTTTTGATTGCCATTTATAATGATAGATTTATCTTGAATAAAATTATCTGGAAAAACAGATACAAACATGCTCTCCAGGCTTTCTTCATTAAAAGAGCCGTCGTCTTCGGGGATCTCGCTATAGTGGGACTCCTCCTGCTCAGTGGCCGAAGTTATTGCGGAAGCAACCGAAACTACGTCATTTATCTGCTTCATGTGACTTAAGGCTCTAACCTTTATCCATCGAACACTTCTGAGAATTCCGATTATCTTTTTTGCATCTTGCACGTTTTTCATTTGGTTATGCTCCCAATAATCCCTTTTATTTTATCTACTCTAGATTCCTGGTCATTACCAGATGGTTTCTTGACAAAGAATTGGTTATTATATTCTTCTTTTAACTCTTTTATTAGTAATTCTATATATTTTTTTGCTTCACTGATTTTTTCAGCTTCAGATCTTGTTGCTGCAATTAGTATCTTACTTTTATCTGAATCTATTTTTATGCTGTTATTTGACAAATTAATAGAGCTTATGGTTTCTTGATTTAAAGAATCTGCAACATGAATAGAGTCTTGCTCTACGCCAAATAGTCTGCAAATTTCTAACTCAAGATCTTCATCAAGGTGGGTGGAAATTATTTTCCAGGCCGGCACTGTAGATATAGCTTTCTTGTAAAGACCATCATCGTCCTTCAGGTTAAAAAAGCTCCGCTCAATAATTGCGTCAAGACAAACTTCTCGATCAGAATACAGAGTCCTGTAAAGAATCTCTGTTGTTTCATTTCCAACTCTATTCATTGGAGTAACTATGCCCCAGCCTCTCTGTGTAGACTTCTTAGAAATGGGCCGGCCAGTCTTAGAGAAAAACCCCTCGCCGTCTTTTAGTAGTCTTTTTAGCGATAATTGATCATCTGAAAATTTATCAAATATATCTACGATGGGGTAGATCGATAACATAAACTCATTATTATCGACAGATTTTGTAAGAGCATAGGCTTGCTCTATTGAGTCATTATAAAATTTAAATATATGATTTAATGCATCATCATAGAATGAATCAACTTTATTTTTGAGATTCATAAAGTTTGATTTTGACATTTCTTTAGAGATTTTGCTTTCAAATCTTTTTGCCTCAACAAGCATGTGCCGAGATAAGCAGCAAATCATTATTTTAATTCTAGCTTTTGCTTTTTCAAAAATTGCACCGTTATTTTTTTTAGCCAAATACTCTGCATATTTATCTATATTATTTGATAATATCTCAACATTGAGCAGCTTTTTGTGGACATCTCTTAAGTAATAAATCTTTTTATAGAGATTGCTTATCTGAGATAAAGCAACAAAGTTGTTATCAGGCTGTATAGAAAACTTATAATTAAATGATGGACGATCTATCTTAAATAGCGTTAGTGCATCGCGAGCCTCTTCGATAGAAGAAAAATAAATTTCTTCAAATGCAAACGCAATATACGCCTCTTCTTTTGCTATAAGTCTATCCTTATAGGCAGTGCTTTTTGAAGCACGCAAAAGAGATAGCTTATATTCAGCTATCTCTTTTTCATTTTTAATAAATTTTAGTATTTTATCATTCATCTCTAATATCTAGATCTTTAAGCCTTATGTCAGATAATAAATCAGATATTACATTGTTCTTTACTAGTCTCTTTAGCTTTTGACTTGCAGCCCAACCAGTTATGCCAACTTGGCTTGCCGCGTATTCCTTTGAATGCCCCTCTATCCATACTAGCTTTAGTATTTTAAATGTTTTTTCATCTAGTGATTTTTCTAATCTTTCTAGGGCTATATCAATGTCTGCCTTGTCATATTCATTTATTCCGTCGAAGTAGAAGTTGTCAGAATTAGAAACCATTCCATCGTAAGCTATTTGCTCCCCACTGTTTGTGAGCAAGTCTTTGTTTAAGGATGAAAAAGAATATTCAGATCTAGAGGACCTATATTCTGGTTTTGGCGGCGAATCGCAAACCTTGCATATATTTTCATAGGCATCTATATCTGGCAACTCACATGAGCAGTGAGTATTTTCATCTGACATTTTCAAGAGGGAAGCATCATTACTAAGCTTGTTTAAGCTTTTTATTTTTGAAATAACCTTATACTTTATATGAGTTGTTAGGAATGAGCTTAACTTTACATTTTTGTCGGGGTCGTAAGCATTTATGCCCTCTATTGCTATAAGAGATACCTCTTGCTTTATATCCTCAAATGAGTAACCGGGCATGAAAGCTCTTGAGGCCCAGCCACAAAGTAGTGGGTCTATTCTTTTTAGAATTTTGTCGTAACCCTCTTTCGTTATTTTGCTGATGAATATTTCTTCATCATACATTCTGACTAAACCTTCAAACTTTTTCATTTATTACTCCGCCCATGCATCTTGACATATAGATCTGTAATCACAATATCTACATAATATAGAGGGCTTTTTCACCCAGGTCTTATCCTCGTATATCAAGCTGGACCTCTTGTGAAGCTTCTCATTACACTTGTCCATGTCGTATGAATTAAACTCATAATCTTTGGATGCAGATTTGTGCTTTAGCATAACATAAGAACCATACACTTTTTTGACATCTTTAAATTTACGCCTTAGTGCTTCCGCATAAACTAAAAGCTGAAAGTCATTCAAGTACTTTGGATCTTTACTTGTTTTGTAATCTACAACAGCGTAAACACCTTCGGATACCCTATCGACTCTATCTATATAGCCTCTTACGACTGTATTCTCATTCAGATTAAAGCTATAAGGCATTTCGTTCGCCAAAACATTTGGAAGCTCGTCAAGCCCCCTGAGGTTATCAAGATAATCTTGAATCATTACCTTTAGCGCCATGGTGCCTGGCATTTCTCCTGACGGCATCCAAGTGTCTTGCTGTAGCAGCCTCAGGTCAAACTCTTTTACGCCTGCGACAAAGCACTCTTTCATTAGCGCCGGAAAGTCTGCTCTATCTACGTGGTCCTTGAGCAGCCCCTCATGGAAAAGCTCTATAATCCTGTGAGCGCAAGACCCAAGCTCTGTAAATGCCCATTTCTCAACTTTTACATCTGGCTTTTCAATATACCTGTAATGGTACTTTTTGGGACACTTCTTGTGAGTGTCCAAAGACGATACTGAAAACTTCGTTATCAAAATATTCTCCTATTTTGCTTAAGCATTATAAACACAACAGGATACTTGGCAACACTTCTGATTAAAGCTCGGCTGGTCGTTATTTTATATAGTGCGGCCAGCGCAGAGCCTCCTCTCCAAGCTTATATCTAAACTCTATTGTTTTTTTGTCCGCGACAAATGAGTCTCCGGGACTTTCTTGTGGAGCATACACTATAACAGAATCTGCTCCCGACCATATAATTGAGGATATATCTCTATCGAATATTTCATCTTGCATAATCTGAACGCCCCTTACAGCATAGAGACTAAGTCTTTGCCTTTAAATTCATCTCTCATTTTCATCCTATCTATAGGAGTGCAGGCAACAACATCAATGTGGTCATACCGCCTTTCTGATACTGGTATTATATTCCTATAGCCTCCGTCATATCCCAGGTGCTCCTCGCCCTTGTGCGCAAAAGTTCCTGGTATCATTATTCCTGCCTGACAGCATGATGCCTGAACAGCATCGTGATACTCTCTGTCTAATCTCATATCTTCTGCTTTTAAATTGAAATACTCTCCTGTTGTACCCGAAACGACCCCTGCCCTATATGGAATCTTAACCCTGTCTAGGCTAAGATATTTTTCAAGCTTCTTTCTAAGCGGAGCCATATCATAATACCCATTAAAGGGCCAATACCACCTTGGCCTCAAAAAGGCTCCAACTCCATCGACTGCGTCCCATACCTCTCTCAGTTTATCTAAATCATCTTGTGCTGCCATAGCTCCATTTATTGAGCCAACCGAAACTCCATAAATTGCATCATAATAATTTCTGCTGCAAAGCTCCTCTATAACCGGAACCTGGACTGCTCCCCTAAAGGCTCCTCCCGACAATAATAATGCCCTACTCATTATTCCTCCCTTAGAAGCGAAAACTGCCCCTATAGATATTTCTGAGTATTAATAAAATAAACCTAAATTAGGGAGGCGAAGATTTGTAAGGGTGCCCAGACGGAAGCTGACCCTCAAGACCCCACTTCCATGCAAGATACCCCTCGGCTTTCTCGATGTCCGAGATGTCGGTCCCGCCTGTACCGGGCAAGCCCGCGACGGCGAAGAACTCGGCCATTTGGCCGTTCAGTTCCTCACTGGATCGGTTTCGCATCAGCCGAAGTTGTTGGCTGGCTTGGACGTTGTTGTCGTAGTCGTTGACCGGAGTGAAGGCGTCGGAGCCATTCGCGCGGCAAGAAATCTGGTTCCCGGTCTTGTTGAAGATGGCAACAACGATTGCCCACGACCCGAGACTGAGGCTCTGGAGGTTCCAGTCCTGCTTGTTCCCGATGGTGCTGCTGATCCGGTTGGAGGACAGGGCGTCGAGATCCAGTTCTCCCGGCCATGACCCCGTGGCTCCAGAGGAAACCGCGTAGTCCCGCTTCGGAGAAGATGCCGTCTCATAGGACCACAGGGAGTCCTTCGTGCCGTCTGCAACATCGGGGCGGAACACGCCGATGGCCCAGTGGTTCCCCGAAGACACCTGTGTGCTGAATGTCGTGCTTTGAAGGTACTCGCCGCTGCCGTCGAAATCGAAGGTGTTGAGGCCATTCCTGCCAGCGACCACCCGCGTCGGAGTCCCGCCAACGGAGAGGGTGTAGGTCCCTGCCTTGTCCGTCACCGCAGTCAGGGTGCTGCCACTGAGCGTGTAAGAGGAGGTGTCGGAGGCATCGACCCAAGCCACAATGCTCACATCTGTCGGCTCCCAAGAGCTTGTTGGCGAGCTAGTTATGCTGTTCGACGCACTAGAAGCGCCATTCGAATTGATGGCCCTAACCTCTACAGAATAACTAACCCCATTAACTAGACTTCCGATAACAAACGGACTAGAGGTTGTACTAGCAGAGAACCATGATCCAGTACCATTAATTCGATACTCTACATCAGTAATGGCCGAACCACCAGTACCATTAAGAGTGAAGTCCACAGAAAGCTGTGCATCCCCCGGCGTCAAAGATACAAGGGTCGGAGCATCGGGGATGGTCGAAGGCGTACCTGGAACAGCCGCCGATGAAGTGCCGTTACCTTCTGCATTTACCGCCCGAACCACGACCGAGTAGGTTTGGCCGTTGGTCAGACCCGTGATGGTAAACGGCGAAACCGCCGTACCAGCCGAAACGAAGGCACCACCGTCGAGGCTGTACTCGTAGTCCGTGATGGCCGATCCACCGTCGCTTCCAGCCGTGAAGGCAACCGTCAGTTGCTCATCTCCCGAGGTCACCGAGTCGATAGTCGGAGCAGCCGGGGTCGTCGCCGGGGTCGCGTTGGTGACCGTGGAGGGAGTTCCTGTACCATTCGCGTTCACGGGACGGATCTGGATCGGGTAGGTGACCCCGTTCGTAAGCCCGGTGATCGTGAACGGGCTGGTCGGTACCGAGTCGGACAGCACGGACAGCAACGTCCAGTCAATCTCAGCACCATCAATGTCACCACCATCGAAAGTCCAGAAAGACATCACAACGTCTGCGCTCGTGATGCCATAACCTTGGTCGCCTGTGGACTGCTTGTAGGCAGTCCAGTCGGCGTAGGTCACGGTTGACTCGTCGCCAGCGGCGACCCCGAGGTCCCCGTTCCTACCGAACCCGAGCCTGATGTCGTTGCCGCTTGAAGTCACCTCCAAGAACGCACAGACAGTCCCATAGATAGATGGGGTGGTGCTCATGCTGTTACCGGTAGTGGATCCGCTGATAATTCTGAACTCAACGCCAGTTCCAAGGTTGTTACATATACCGACGAGGTAGGTGTCGCCCTTGAAGATTTCTCCAGTGCTGGCGGCAGAGACGTTGTTCAACTCAAACGTATTCGTCCAGTTGTCACCCTTGATGCCGATGGCGAAGATGTTGTTGGTTCCAACAGCTTCTCCAAGGAAGTCGGTGAAGAAAGCGTTGTCCAGCACAAGGCGCTCACCTGCGCCAAGCTGCTCGTCAAGGCTGATCCAGCCGTGCTCGCCTGCATCCATCACGTTGGTACCCGTCTGGTTGGAAGCAGGACCTTCCTGCGTGATTCCGGTGATGGCCGTCGTTCCCGCACTCACCCAGTTGGTCCCATCAAGTGTGTACTCGATGTCGGTCAGAGCAGACCCGCCGTCGTCGCCAGCCGTGAAAGCCACGGTGAGTTCTCCGTCGCCAGCCGTGATGGCGTCAATGGTGGGCTGTGAAGGCGCCGTCGAGGGGATCGCCGTCGTAGCAGCGGACGGGGTGCCCGTGCCGTTGGCGTTGACCGCCTGCACCACCACATCATAGGACGTTCCGTTGGTGAGTCCCGTGATGGTAAACGGGGAAACAGCCGTGCCTGCCGAGATGAATGGTCCTCCGTTGAGGCTGTACTCGTAGTCGGTGATCGCGGAGCCACCGTTGCTGCCGGTCACGGACACTGTGAGTTCCTGATTTCCCGTCGTGATCCCAGAGATGGTCGGCTGACCTGGAACCGTAGATGGAGTTGCTGAAAATATAGAAGATGACTCTCCTGAGCCATTGTCATTAACTGGTCTAATCTGAATATTATATTCAACACCATTAACAAGTGGCGATATTACAAGCGGGCTTGCAGTTGATCCAATAGAAATCCACGTACTCCCACCATCAGTAGTATACTCGTAATCGGTTATTTCGCTACCTCCATCATTTCCGGGAGTCACAGATACAGAAACCTGCCCATCTCCTTCCGCAATAGAATCTATCGTAGGCTCTGATGGTGTACTTGTAAATGTTGAGCCAGTTACAGTTAATTCTTCGCCTATATAAGGCTCATCTCCGATATAAACATACAGCTCATCACCATACGGGGGCGACGGTATTGCTGGGTCAACTACCCACTCTAAATAAGCGCCATCATCGCCAGGGTTTCCCTCCCTAGTTATACCATCTTCATATGAAGTTATTCCATCATATGTAAAGCCTATGGCATCATCTGACTCAAGGCTTTCATCATATACAAAGCGATAAGTTTCGCCAGCCTCTATTTCTGGAAAATCCTCAGAGCCATTGTAAAGAATCGTTCCCTCTGGATATTCCGTTACTATTATCCAATTGTCAGGGAGCGTTTGTGATGCAGTGGATTGGACCGGATCTTTCACTGTGAGAATTGATCCAACTGATGCAGTAGGGGTGCTCAAGCCTGGACTCTCAATCCATCTGTAAACAAACCTGCCCCCACATCCTCTGCGATTAGATGGATATCCACTTTTAATTACTGTGTTTTCGAGCTTTTGCTTTGAAATGATCCACCTTGAATCAACACTTTCGTAATAAAAGGATACATATTCTTTTGTCACGGGGTTATAATAACTTCGAACATAATTGCCGGTGACGATAGGCTCTTTTTGTCCCAGCCTCTCTGTAAACAAATTTGATGTAGGATCAAATGAATTATAAGTCCTATTTATTAACTTTACCTGTTGATTATTAAGCGCCTCATCTGTAGAACCATCTATAATAATAAGTTTTGCTTTTGAGTCAAAATACACATTATCATTTACAGACGAAGATGAAAACGAATCATCATCAGTAGGTGCTTCTGCAAAATTTATAAAAGAAACAGAAGTTTCGTTGTCACCCTCTGCAATAGAGGCCTTTATGTCTAAGTCAACAAAATCTGTTGAGCTTTCCTGAGCGGCATAGCCTTCTGCGTCAAAAGACAGATTGTTTACAGAGCTAGATCCAAAAGGAAGAACGGATATTCCTTCTCCTATATTTCTTGGACCATCCAGTTCAGTTGAATCCGAGCTATATAATTGGGTCAAAACTTCAGAAGAGCCATCTGCAGAAAGGGCTATGGCCTTAACGGTTAGAGTAAGGCCGGAAGTAGGAAGATAAACTTTACCCAAAGCTATTAGGGACTCTATTGTTGGATCTGTACCGTCAAGAGTATAAAAGATATTTGCAGGAACATCTGTTTCAAATTCAATATATTCTGGTATACCAGAAATAATCTGCTCTTCACTCTCAAGTAAAGTTAATACTATCATATCTTCCTCTATATATTCATAGAGATTAGCATATTATCTTCTTGTAAATACAATCTCTGTATCACCATTTATTTTAGTAGAGTCGATAACATTGTCAAACTTTTCTTTTAAGGATTCATCATGAGTGATTACCATAATTTTATACTTTTCCTCAAGTGATCTTATGACATTCACGAATAAAGTTTCTACGCCATACCTATCTAGTGGCGAGTTGATTTCGTCTAGCAATAAGAATTCCAAAGAAGATCCCCCATATCTTGAAGATATCTCACTCAAGGCAATCCTTAGAGCAAGAGATATTCTGAATTGCTCTCCGCCACTTAGGGACTTAAAGCTTTGCAGGTTGCCATCCTTTCTAACTTTTAGATCCAGAGTCTCTATTATAGAGGATCCATCCGACCCGAGCCTCTGAGTTTCCAGGACTATCGTTGCCGGCTCGTTGCACATTGAAGAAAGAGTGATATTTGATGTTTTCTCTAGGTCCTCAATAATTGCATCAAGAAGAATGGATTGAATGCCATTCTTTCCGAACATTTTAGATAGCTTTAGGAAAAGCGATGCCCGCTCCATCTTTGAAGTTATCTTCTTTTTATCCTTAAGGATTTTGTCAACCACTTCCTTAAGAAGCGATTCTCTCTCTATCAGTCTGCCAAGCTCCCTATCCTCAGATGATAAAGTCTCCTTAAGCTCAATTTCTTCCTTTTCCGACTTTTTCAACTCTTCCCTTAGATTCTGAAAGTCTTCATTTTTAATAGAATCTAATATTGAAAGATTCGCTGATATATTAATGTTGGAAGAGGAAATCTTATCATTTATTTCCTGCAGCCTAACCTCTTGTTTTTTATAGTTTGAAACAAGAAGATTCAAGGTTGGCTCACAATCTTTTAGCTTTTCTTGCGCCAAAAGAATTTTCTTATTTACCTTAACCGTTTCCTGCAGAACATTTAAATCTTTTTCATGCTCTATGATTGAGTTAATAGCTGTAACTTTTTTACCATTATAAAGAGCTTTTTTATCCTCAATATCTTTTACCAACTTAGAGTATAGATCTTCGTCAATTCCTTGCTGGCAAACATAACACTTGTCGGGTGTAATGGAGATTTCCTCTAGAGATGCAACAAAGTCTTCGCATGATTTCTTTTCTACCTTAAGACTTATCAGACTGTCCTTTAGCTTTTGTATATTTGATTCGTCAACATCTCTAAGCTCCTTTGTTGAAAGAAAAGACTTTATTTTTTCTACATTTTCCTCATACCTTTCTTTTTCAGACTTTGTCTCTGCAAGCTGCTCCTCTTGGCTCTTTTTAGACTTTTCAAGATAGGCCACCTCTTCCCTGAGCTTTGCAAGATCATCAATTACTTTGTCGTAAGTATCTGTATCTAAAGATGATTTTAGCTCGCTGTAACGCTTTGAGAGAGCTTCTTTTGACTTTGCTAGTGCTGATATATTTTCGTTTAACGAAGCTATTATTGAATTTTTATCTTTTATCTCAGCCCTGAGATTTACAAGATTCTCATATTGCTCGTCATAAGCCTCAGTAGACTTCTTTAAAACTTTACATTCATCAGATATTTCTTTTGATACTTTCTTTGCAGATTTCTCATACTGGTCCCATCTGGAAATATCTATTATAGACTTAAGGATCTCCTTCTTTCTGGAAGGCTCTGCCTCTGCAAATTCGGATATATCATTTTGCCTAAAGTAAACAGAGTTTACAAACGTTTTATACTCTAACTTAATTAGGTCTTCTATTTTTGAATTTGTGTCTCCGGCAGTTGAGCCGGATATGTCTACCCAGTCACCCGCCTTGTCAAGAGCATACAAAGATACGCCTGATGTAGAACTCATCCTATTTCTAGTTCTAACTACCCGATACTTTGCGTCATTATGAATAAACTCAAGAGAGACGGAGCAATCTGTTTCGCCCCATCTTACAATGTCATCCATCATGGACTGTCTAGACTTATTAAACAAACACCAAAGCATCGATTCAAATATAGAGCTTTTACCTGATCCATTAGACTTTTCATAGTCGCCCTCAGTGTTGCCGATAAGTAATGCAGAATTAAACGTAGTAAAATCTATCTCACTATCCTTGTGAGAGAAAAAGTTCCGCATATGTAATCTGGTTGGAATCATTAAGCCTCCATTATGTTTTTTGCTTCTTTAAGCATATCCTCTAAGGCTGCTTTGCTTAACCCCTGCTTTTCTACAAAAGCCTTGAACATAGAATAGTCATCTTCATGTTCAAGAACAGAGTTATCTCTGACTATTCTTTTTGCAACAACCTCTATTATAACCTTTGAAACAAAGAATGCTCCAGCGGCATACAGCTTATCCGATATAGACTTTTTATCTACTGCCGGCAACACTCTTTCATCAATGGTAAACTTAAACCTAACTATTTTCTCTTTTAGATCTATCAGTCCAATCTCTTCATCAATTCTGTCAGATATATCTGAGAAGTCTGCGCCAGACAGATCTACAGAACGCTCAACCAACTCTCTGCTGGGAACTTTCCTGAACGAAGCCTTTTTGGTGGATAAGTCATAATCGATAAAATACTTATCAACGTTTGCGTCACCAAAGTTTGACCTCTCCATTGACCCGGTATAGATGCATACCGGAGACTTCTTTCTTAGCACTCTAAACTGGTGTAGATGCCCCATTAGCGCAACATCGCACCCTTCAAATGCTGAAGGTCTAGCCATAAGCTCTGAGCCTCCAAAGTCATTATAACTTCCTTCATAAAAGAAATTATGACCCACAGCAATAGTTGGATTTTGATTTTTAACGCCATCTATAAGAGATTTTATTTCTGCTTCAAACCCCTCGGACTTTTCCTTATTACCCTTGCCGGGATACATTCGGTGATCCCTAAATGGTAAAAGCAAAAGATTTGAAGAATCTCCGTCATTATTTGAAACCTCTATAACCTCTGGATTTAAAACCATTCTTACATTTGGATAATCTGCAGCGGCCAAAGAAGTTATAGAACTAGTAAAGCTTGAGCCGTTTCTGCGATAATCATGATTTCCCATTATCACAAAAGTAGAAACGCCAGCATTAGAAAGCTTTTTTAGGGCGGCGTCAACAATAGCCATATGCCTAACATCAGGATCTCTATGCTCAAATATGTCTCCAGTTTGAATAAAGATATCTGCTTTAGACGATATTGTGTAATCAACTATATGATTTAAGCTTTTTACATAGTCATTAATTCTAGTGTTTCCACCATTGCCGTCTGGTCTGCCCAGGCCGAATATGGCTCCGATATGTGCGTCGCCGCATATAACTGCTCTCATTTTTTATTATATCTCCTAAAGGTGGATTGCTTTACTTTTAATAAAAGTTTTTTTGCAGACATTGTGTCGTACCTATCTATCTCGGATATGTACTCATCCGTCTTTTTCATTACCATCTCAATCCACTCCAGATCATCTGGATGGGCTTTCATCAGTCCTCTAAAGTAATGAGATATTTCCAATAATACTGAAAAGATCGTACTCTTTGCATATGCTTTTGATTTTTTTAAATCATTTTTATCTACAAAAGAAGACAAATCTCTTATTGAATCAGCGAAGCCTTTGCCGGTACACAGAATATAAAAGTCAATAACATTATTTGAAGCATTGCAGCCAAAGCAATAAAAGTTATTTCTATCATCATCTATATAAAGTGATCCCGTCCTTTCAAGACCTCCCTTGTGATCTGGGCTTGGACACTTACAGCGATGCGTAAAGTTGCCTGTATTTGTATCCTCTAGCGAGATTCCTACGGATTCTGCTACATCAGATATCTTTACATTCATAAGAATTTGTTCTTTTGAAAAATACATTAGAAACCAAAAAATATAAATATTCCAGATGTCCCTGATTTCTTTAGATCCAAACTGGCTAGCTCTCTGTCAATATCGCTAATGTTTGGTGCTCGAAATAGGGTTGGTTCGGAACTTCTGCCATCCAGCATAAGCCCAACTCCAATGTTGTCTATTTTTTCTGCACCAGATTTGTCCAAAATAACTCGACTATCAACAGCCGATGCAACACGCATCGCAACTCTGCCCGGAAAGTTTGCTTTAATTAACCCAGATATGACAGAGGTTGCTGGGCGCTGAGTTGCCAAGATAATAGATATACCTGCTGCTCGCCCCTTTTGCGCAAGCATGCTCAACTCTTTTTGCAAACCCTTCTCTTGCAGAACCAAGTCAGCCCACTCGTCTATAACTAGACAAATTGGATGCATTGTGTTTCTTCCAGATTTATCAATCGCCTCGGTCGCACTCCTTAGGCCATTCTTCCTAAGGGCGGAAAACCTATAATTCATAACTCCGATAAGCGACTTAATCGTAGATGATATATCCTCTACCGAATTTGAAATGTTCTTAACATCCTTATATGGAGAATATCTTTCAAACTCAACCATCTTCGGATCACACAAGTAAAGGGAAGTCTTATTATTTAGCAGAGACATAATAAACGAATGCAGCAAAACACTCTTTCCAGAACCAGTTGTGCCACCAACAATTAAGTTTGGAATTTTATTAAGATCCTTATATACCAAGTCTCCAGACTCTGCGATCCCTACAAATAATGGCATATAGAAGTTTTTGTCATAGCCATTCAGCATATCTCCAAAACTTGGAGAGATAATCTCTTCCCGCTGTACGGATAGCCTGTACGTTCCCTCGCTCATTACAAGCGAGCCTGTTGGCACCGTGTAAGCTCCAAGGGCAAGACCAATATCTTCAAGCAGCCTATTTACCTTTGAGGCTCTAACTCCTGGTGCAAGCTTTATATAATAATAATCAAAAAATCTACCCCTATTCATAGAGATAGATGTAACATTTACTTTGAAGGATTTTAGTATATTTAGAAGCCTAGACTCCTCTAGGTTATATACCTGAAAATCTACTCCGCATTTTTCCGGCAGTCCCATCAACACCCCTCAGCTTTTGCAAGACATCTTCAAGGGCCTTCTTATAGGCCACAAGGGCAATATAGGCACGATCACCGGATAAGTCAAGAGAAAGTTTTGACGACCGATCCTCAAGGGATCTGATTAAAGCAGCCTCCTCCTGTATTTTTTTCATCAGCCATTCGGATAGCTCTTTCTCATTCACTTTCTAGCTCCCTGATTTTTCTTAACTCTTTTTATCTCTCGCTCTAATTCTGCGAGCTTTGCCTCTAGTCTTATATTTTCATCTCTTAGCTTCAGGGAGGATCTGAGAGACAGAACGATTAAGCCGAAGATACCCTCTCCAGGGTTCTCTTCATCAAGCTTATCCGCAGCCACAAGAAGCCGGTTTAAAACAGAGACAACATTATTGTGATAAGCGGGGGTTTGATTATCGGGGTGAGTCTTATCTTTTAGCAGAGACTTAAAATCATCGAAGGCTTTCTCGACCGTATTTCTGGCAGCAGCCTTAGACTGTAGGTATTTATTGTTAGTTGGTATGTTTACATTGCTCATAGAAGTCCTCCTCTAGCATAAGCATCAAATATATTCCGCAAGACTTATGCATTTTGATGAATGCTTGAATCCTGTGAAGTTTTTCTTCTTCTATTATACCAAACTGTCTGTATAATAAGTTTATAATATTTATATTCTTGTTATAGTCAAAGCTGGGGCCGTCAAATAAACCGCAGGCTTTCTCTAAAAATGTAATTATTTTTTCCCTTTGAGAGCCGCCCACTTTAGATAAATCTATGATCGGGTTAACGACAGAGTTGCAATAAGCAAATCCATTTTCATCGGCAAAACCGTTGCAGCCTAATATAATCATTATATTCATTAACTCTGCCCAAGAGGACTATAATCATTTTTATTCCCAAATCCATAAAATTCTTGTCCCAACAAGCCTTATTGTTGAGGCTCGAGTTTCTAGGCTGAGCCCGTCAAAGTAGGAGTTTCCCGGGGGATCAGCAGGAAAATCAGTGACAGTTAATCTGAACGTTGCGAAGCCATCCGATGGCTCTCCTACGTCTATTTTTAAAGGAGAAAAATCACTAACCATGACCGTTCCATCTGGTAGTCCACTCGCCAAGGGCGGAGAATTATAAGAATGAAGATTAGAAAGATCGCCCGAGTTTGGAACATCGTTGTCTACTGCGGCGTTCCAGGAAATTCCCTGAAGCAACTCGCCATCCGACACTGATTGTATCACATAGTTAGTACCGCTGTTTCCATATGAAGCCGTAACTCTAAGATTAACAATTTCGCCATCTTGATTGCCTCCCTGTATAATAAAATATGCAGTAATCCGACAAGAAGAGGGTGTGTCTGAATTTGTTGTAGTTTTCGTGGCAAATAATGGCACTGAATCCTTATATCGGTCATTCGGGTTAGCAGCATCTGGCAAAGCGCTCTGCTGAGAACCATCGGTGGAAGTACCAACACCGCCACTAAGCTGTCCATCGACAGGTAGTGATACTGTGGCGTAAAAAACGCAACTATCATTAGTGGTATTATCTATAACATACTTGTAAGCTATATCTCGATTCGCAGTATTGAGTAGGGTATATTTTGGCGCCCTGCCAACGATGCCATTCTTGGGAACCCAATCTCCTGCACTTAACCACTGAGAGTAAACTCTGTTTGGAGCAGAAATAACAATACTATCAGTCCCAAGGTTGCCTTTTAATAATATGTTATTTCCGGCAAATATTGTTAGGGTTTCGCTGCCCGCAGCCTGGGCCGCAGGAACTGTGTCTCCGGTTATGACCCCCTCTGACTTTGAGCCAGTAAGCCCAGCATTGTCCAAATTTATTTGATCAAAGGAATTAGCTCCAGCTGCCGGACCCCACTCTGGATACCCGTCGCCATTTATTTTTAATATATCGTTTTCATCTCCATTTGGAACATAATAAACATCTCCTTCATGATAGGGAGGGGAACCCGTCTGTGGCCAAGAATCCCCCAGCCCTCGGTCCCATACCATTAATTGTCCCACGCCATTTTTTAGGTCGTTAATCCGCAGGGGAGAGTAGCCTTGCGGGGGATCGTCTTCTATGCTAAGCTCCTTGATATGCAGCCTTCTGGCCGGGGTGGTGAAGCCTCCGGGAGTGGGAGGATCAGAATAATCAACTGCCCCTATTCCAACATGGGCTCGATCATCAAATATGGAGTGAGAGCTTATTAGCACGGCCCTCTCAAGTCCGGTGTTTGGATTGTTTGTTCGCAGTATCATAGAGCCCGCATTAATCCCGTGGACAACTCCAGTAGCAGGACCGGCACCATAGGTGAGGTGGCGAGCAACAATTGAGGAAGTAAGCTGGTCAGCAGAGCCGGAGTCTACTCCGCCAAATCTAATCTCTGCCCTCCTATCTAGATTGTTATCTGAGCCAGTTGTGTTTTTGATTCTAAGAATCGGTCCAGAGGCCCCCGTTCCACCCGGCACGTCGTTATAAGTGAGTGCGTCATCACCAGCAAATCCTGCGGGTACTAAATTATCATGAAACTGAATAGATCTATAACTTCCACCTGGAGTACCACCTGTTGACGATATTGTTATAGTATCACCCCCTGCATTTCCATCCAAGGTAATATTTGTGCCAGCACTTAGAGTTAGGGTGTCAGTTGTTGTATCAGCCGTTATGGTTGCATCTCCAGTTTGTGTTCCGCCTCCTGCGTTATTTAGAGCAACAGAATCGAAAAGATTTTGATCAGGCCCGATGGAGGCGTCTGAATAAATGTCCCCATTTCCATCGACAACCAGAACGGTTCCTGAGCCAGCGCCAATCCCCTCAATCCTTAGGGGCGGATTAGAGTTATCAACTATATGAGCCTTTCTCTCTGGAGTATTGGTTCCTAATCCAAATCTCTCATTTGTATAATCATAAAATAAATCTTGATTTCCACTAAATGCACCGGCTTCATTAAATTGTATTGAGCCGTCTATGCCTCCTGCTGAATTAGATAAATCAAGGTAATAACATCTTTCGCCAGTTACAGGGTCTTCGGTATATTCTGGAATGGCAAGAATCTCTAGATCAAAACCTCCTGCCGCAGCAGCAGCACGACGCGCAGCAGGAGATCCGTAGACGGCATCAGAGTAACATAATATATTTGAATACCTAACTGCCGGAGTTGTACCATCTGTTCCGCCGAGGTTTGCATTGCCAAGATAACCTCTAATGTGGGCACCAGATGTTAGCAGGATCTTTGAGGCATGACCATCCTCATGCTTTCCGTCATGTACGTGTCCAAATACCAGCGGATCAAATTCATCCACTGTTTCGTTGTACCCAAACTCTCCACCATAAATTTTATTCATGGTATCCGCAGTAACGATGGTTACTGCGGAGGTATATCTAGTTAACTTTGTGTCATTATCTGTTGCCATTTTAAATCACTTAAGGTTGTTCTCTATATAGGTTTATATTTATTTCTGTTACATCCAATCTAACAGATAATGCCTCACCGTACAGAATCGATCCAGAACTTGTACCGGCACCACCGTTATTAAGAAATGTTCTGTTTTCAACAACAAACGAGAATCCGTAACCAGGAGGCAGTGCGGGCGGGCCAATCAACCCGGGTGACCTATTTGTTGGCGAGGCGGTATCATGTGTAAAATATATTCTAAAATCATCATTTGGATTTGTAGTTCCGGGAGCCTTTAGCCTAACTCTTCCAAAGCCATATAGATCTCTTGAGTCGTGTGTTATTATAAATGAATCCGTGTTATATAATATTGAGCCATCCTCTTGAGTTGTAATTCCAGAGTGAAGCTCGAAAGTAACGGAGTGCCTAATTGTTCTTGGCGGCCCAAAGGCTGGCGCCGGATCAATTTCAGAAAATGAAAGTGTGCCCATCGCCTTGATAGAGTAAGATGAATTTATTCTTGGCCTAAACGGTCTGTTTGCAGAGTAAAAATCTTCTCCGTTATCCAGGTTAGCTATCATTGTCTGGGGAGTGTTCAGCGCCCCGCTGATTGGGGGGCCGAGGTCTGTTTGGTCATATCCCTTAAAATTTCCAAACATTGTCATCGTAAAAGTTTGTGCCCCGCCCCGCTCGGGAACCAATATTGTCCATTCATTGGGCGGGGGAGGGAACGTCGTGCCAAATGTATTTAGTGGGGCACGAGAATCGAAAAAAGTTCCTGACGCCTGAACTCTTTGGCCGTACCCATAACCAAATGCGTAATATCCAGAAACAGAAGTATAAGTCGGAATCTCATTTGTGTCATAAACATCTCCTGATGTTGCGATCTTACTGTCGTAAGCTGCCTCTATTATAGAATAGTCAGCATCGACTATAGAGCATTCGTCGCCAGCTAGGATTGCATTAGAAGTACGCGTCCCAGTAGCTGCTCCAGCAGATATACTATTATCAATTCCTGACAAAATCGTTGAGGAAGATACTTCATTTATTTGATTGTTAAATCCGCCAAATATTATCGAGCCAATCCCTGTGGTGCCAAATTTAGATGCAAAATTCCAAACTCCTGTAATTTCGTTCCCACTGCCGCTTAATATCGAAGAATACAGGGCACTCTCTATCGAATTATTTTCACCCCCAATAATCGAGGAGTATAATGATACATCTATCAGATTGTCTTGGCCACTAGATATCAGATTGCTATCACCAGGAAAAGATGATCCAAATACCGGGGGGACTGCGCTAACGTCAATTACATTTTGAACACCCGAAAGAATTACTGAATTGCCATTATCTTTAATTGTAGAATTTGATGCCGTACCCATGAGTGATAAAGAGGCGTTAACCATAGAGCCATTTTCCCCAAGGGAAACAGAGCCCGGAGATGTGCTTGATATTGTATTATTAAAACCTGCTGCAAAACTGTTTGATGCATCAACCTGATTTCCCTCTCCGATCGATATCGAATAATCTCCAGAAACCGTATTATTAAAAACAAGCGCAACAGAATTGAGGCCGCTAACCTCATTTCTAAAGCCTGCTGCAAATGATCCATCGCCAGAGGCTGTATTATTTATTCCAAAAGCAGCAGAAAATTGACCCCTATTTGCTTCATCCCACTGGGTTGAATTAACCGAGCCTGCCCTAAAGGCTGAAAGGCTTTTATCAAAAAGAAACCTACTATTGCCGTTTGTTCCGTCATTTATATCTTCTAAAGATGGTGAGCCAAAAACAAAGTCTCTGCCTGTTGTCTCGCCCCAAACGCCCGGGATATCAACATATGATGTGCCATCGTAAGTCTGGCTTCTTTGTCTTATTAGAATATTTTCCGATATCCCAGAGTCGGCAGAGCTTGGGGCATCATCTTCAATGAATGTAAAGTCCGTCCTAATTCCGGTTAAATCAAGATAATAATAAGTGACTCCGTCTATTATCTCATACTCTGGAATTGCCTCGCTTTGATATAGGGTTTCTCTTACATTTCTTTTTGTAACCGCATCGTCAGCAAGATTAATGTTTAAAAGCTGATTCTCTACATGATCCACAAGATCTATCTTGCCAGCATGCCCATCCGCTTTTACGCCATCATGAACGTGGCCAATAATCCTTGGGTCATCAGGGTGTAGGTTATCAGCTTCGGAAGATCCGTATAATCCTCCAAATATAGAGTTAGCATAATCTGCAGTAACAATTGTTGTTGCTGACTTAAACTTTGTTAGTTTAGTATCGTTGTCTACAGCCATTTAATTTACTCAAGATTTTTAAAGTGTTTTTTTATCTTCTCACTAACTTTAAACTTAACTGACTTGTATGACTTCAGCATCATTTCTTCTTGAGTTTTTGGATTGCGAACAGGCCTGGGGCTATGCTCGTATAAATAAAATTTTCCAAAACCGACTAGAGATACTTCATTGCCTTCTTCGAGTGATGAGACAACTTCCTCAAGAGCAACCTCTAAGATATCCAGAGATTCCTTCTGGGTAAGAAGGGTCCTGCTTGAAATTCTTTTGGCTAGTTCTTTTTTGTTTATCATAAAATTCTCACTCGTACACACGCACGCATGCGTTAGTCAATGTATTATAATTTATTAATAGCAATTATATGATTTCTTCTTCATCAAACTTTATCGGCAGATTTCTTGACTTAGAATAATCTGAATCAAGTTTATCTGGATTTTTAACATAGAAATCATAAACTATATTTATATCTCCCTCGTCTAATCCTTCTGGATCTATTCCGTAGTTCTCATATATTTTATATATTTTCTTTAAAAGATTTTCATCTATTTTATCTTTTTTTTTGTCTTTTTCCTCAGCCATTTTCAGACCTTACTCTCTGAAGAGGTCTTTATTATTCCACTGCATATATCGATCATTTGACTAACTGGCATCTTTTGCTTAAAAACATTTACGCAGTACGCACACCAAACAACGTTGCCAACTGTATATCCAGCCTCTGGGTCTATACAGTCTAAACTCATTTTCATTGGATCGTTTACTGCTCCACAGCTTTTCCTGATAATGTTTAACTCTAAACCGGAATAATGACATCTCCCATCTTGCTCTTTAAATAAGGTAATAAGATAATCTTTATCTATATTAAACGGAACTTTTCTTTTCTCGGACCTACTTTTGGCTTTTCGAAAAGCCTCATAGAAAGCTGTATCAGGATATTTCTTACATCTTTCTTGCCAACTTTCCAAGTTACTCTCCTACTGGCTTATTGTAAATACTCACCATAACTTTTGTTGATAACTTAGCGCCAGCGGCTTTCATAACTGTTCTAACAGAGTTTGCAATTCGCCCACCCTTACCAATAAGCTTGCCCACGTCCTCTGGGCCAACCTTGACCTCAAATGAAACGCCAGACTCAGTTTCTTCTGCTGTTATATCAAGCAACTCGGTATCATCTATTATAGAAAGAACAATCGACTTAAGCGTTTCTTCTAACTCTCGAAAAACAGGACTCAACATTACTTCTCCTTAACCTCTATTGTTATTACTTTTTCTTCTGCCCTTGGAGGTATGACTATCTCAAGCAGACCATTGACCATAGATGCGGTCATTCTCGCGGGCTCAAATGACGTGTGGATATAGTATCTTGTTTGAAAATTTCTTCTGGCTATACCCCTGAGGATCATTCCTCGCTGAACCGCAACGCTTGGAGTTAATGCAGGGTAATCTTCAGAGTCTTCAGGGCTCAGATTGGGCGACTGAGTCGGGCCATCTAGCTTTTCACATACTCCGCTTACCTCAACCTCATTCCCGTGTACGCTTATTGCTATATCACTCGGGCTATAACCCGCTAAAGCAAAGGCCATATGAAAACCTTCTTGATCACACCACTGATCACACCTTGGGAATTTTCCAGATGAAGAAACCTTTTTATTAGAACAAACTTCTCTGTAAAATTCATCATCGCTCCATAGTAGATTCCAAACTCTACCGGGCACTGAAATTCTAACTGCCTCTGCTTTTGCTGCGGTATTTTTACTCATTACTATCTAATCCCTCTTCTTCAATTGCTGATTCAAAATAAAAGGTAACTGCGTTAAGCATATCGACAAAGGAGTATGCAGCCCAACTAAAAACGCTAGAAGAAAAACCTGCATACACCGGGTTTATGTCAAAGAAAATAGAAAAGAAAAAGCCAACCCATAATCCCGTACACATTGGGCAGCTTAAAAGCTCTTTTAAAAACTCCGACTTAGAAAATATAAAATTTCTTACCGGTTCTAATAGGGAGCTTCCAACTATTCCAGCAGTCGCTCCAGAACACGTTAACAAAAATAATAAAAATTCAACAATACTCATTTCACCTTCATCTCATATATATACTTATTTTATCTATAATAATCAATAATAATTTTGGTTTTTACGACCACCGAAGCCCCTTGTCAAGCTTTTGCCCGAAAATGCCCCGCGCTAACGGGGCCTCGCAAATACTATAGTCACAGAAGCGATTTGGTCAACATCTTATTTTACCGGATTAAATATTCGTTTATTATTTTTTTATTTCAGATAACTCAGCCTAGTGACTACCTATACTTTGGGTTATAGTCGCTCAATAAATTAAATAACTTACCGGGGCTCATATCTGGAATGTTATACATCTTCATTTCGTCCCACATAATAATTCTAGAATAAAGGAGCGCGTGAGCTATCCATTCTGAGCAATACCACCTACCTGCCCTTCTTATCTTGAATGGACTAAGGTGAGATAGAAGCATGCCCGACCAATCATATTTATTTCCAATTGTTTCTTTTACAAATTTATTTAGCTGATCTTTTTGATAACCTCTAACAGGCTCCCTCCAGCTAAGCGGAAGTTCTATAAAGTCCCATTTGCTTTCATCATAATCATAAATTATTCTTGGTGTAACTCTAGAATTATATACGGGACTTATTGTTATCCAAGTTATTCCATCTGGCATAATCAACTCTGCATGAGAATATTTGCTGCCCGTATACCACCTTATAATCTTATGAGCTGTTCCCTCGCCATTTTTATAAAAGGCTATCTTAATTAGATTATTATCCTTAATCATGCGAGGGCTCCGTTATCAATTGTCTATTGTTCTATCCAATTTGGCCGAAGATATAGTCAATATAATATCTTTTGTGTCTTTGTCAAAATAAAATAACAGCGTATCCGTTACATCAACATCATCTAACTCTGAATCCTTAATGACTAACCTTCCTCCCGCCGATTTTGTTAGTGCAGCCAAAAGGTGAAATGCCATTTGATCATCGCTCATTCCTTTTCTTTTGTCATCATCCATCGTCAAATATATCATCCTTAAATTTGACATAGTCGTCTATCTCTGATGGCTTTAAATTTTTTAAAGACCAGGATATTGACATCTCTAATCCAAGATCTTTTATTTCCTTTGGGACCAAATCTTTTATAACTATATCTATCTTTCTTTTAACCGAAGTATCTTCTGAATATCTTTTCTTTAAAAACTTGGTTAATTCTCTGTTTAAAATACCCATTTTTACCTCACTCGATTCCACAAATTTTTCTGCCATTGACAGTTGCTATCTTAACCAGTTCGCCTATATCATAAAAGTGAGTTGACTCCAAAAGGAATCTTAGCTCGACCATCATATCTCCATCTGAGAAGGGCTTATATACGTCGCATATGTTATCGGAGCCAATAGCCACCTCGATGCCTAGCGGCACCATTTCATCTATGGGCGTCACGGCGTTGTGCTGGGGCGCTAGGGCTTCGCTTCTGCGGTGGTCGATCCAGGCCGAGGGGCAGCTAACGAAGCTCAGGCCCGCATCCTGACACATCTTGTAGACTTCTTTTCTGTAAGACTTTTTGTGAGCAGCAAGACTAATGGAGTGTACCGCCGTAACTCTTCCCTCCAGTCCATGCTCCATGGTCTTTCTGGCAAGAAGCTCTGTTTCTTTTTCCTCTGGAGAATTTAGTTGGTCAACATGAACGTGAACTCTTTGACCTCCAGACTTCGCAGCTTGCATTAGAATATCTATATGTTCAGCCTCTGATCCTTCGTCCTTTCTTGGTAGCCCACCGATTACGTCGAAGTGACTTGAGTAATTATAAAACCACCTTTTTGCATCCGGCTCTATTACTCCGCTAAGAGTTTGGCAGGCAATTTTAAGAGTAAACTTATCTGACCAATCTTTCTTTGCTCTTTTTGCAGCCATGAGCGCTCGGTCATGTGATATAGGATCGCAGTCTATAAAAGTCAGCCCGCTAGTTACACCCATCTTTATCTGATTATAAATAGCTTCTGATATATGATTATAGTACCTTTCCTCAGATGCTGTTTTCTTATATTCATTTACCAGCTCCCACTTTTCAAACAAGTGGGCATTTACCCTATCATTCTCGAAATCTCCCGTTGATGCAGTATAAGCTCTATCAAAATGAGCATGAGCATTGCAAAAACCACCGCTTCTCTCTATCAGCATTCTTAATCTATCTAAAGTATACATAAACTTCCTACTTCGTCATTCGTCACAACCCTTCTTTAATTCAGAAAGAAAGTGTTCAATCTCTAAGGCAACGCTATCATAATCTCGCCGCTCCAGCGGACCAAAGTGCCTATCCCAAGTATAAACCTTTTCTTTAAGATATCTAGACAAAGGGTGTTCTGCTTTTAATTCGTCGGCTTCTTTTTTTGAAGAATCACTCATCCTCATATAGCTCCAAAGTTTCCCAGTCTAATATTTTGGAATCATTGTTATAGATATACTCTTCTACTCCAAAGATTGAGTCAAATGCGCAAACTGCCTCTCCAGTTGCTCTATCAATAATCATAAAAACCTGCTTTGGAGGATTAGCTTCTTTATTTTCTCTTTCAGCTGTTTCGGCCAGATACTTTGTGAATTCTTCTCCAAGCTCATTATTTTCGATGAAATATTCCATTAGGTGAGCAAGCGTTTCTTTACTCCAACCTTGGCCATCGATTATTTCTTTTCTTTCGCAGTTTTTATAGCTCTTCATAAGTTCTCCAATTATTTAACTAAAATTGCAGGAGTCGTACCCGTTATATTGCCCTCTCCATCATCTGTATTTCCATATCCAAAATCATATTCGTTTACTACATCAAATTGCATCCAGATATTCTTGCCTCCGGATTTGCTTGTTTTTGTATCGTAAATATAAGCGTATGTCCATCCGGTTATTCTTACGTTTCCGGTCATATTCTGGCCGCAATTCGCCTCAACTATTGGGACAACGCCACCTACATTGTTACCCCAATTTCTAGCAGATATGTCGCTTTGCGAAGCAAGGTTTGCGGACGACCCATCCCGAAGGTAGGGACCTGGGAAATATTCATACGGCCATTCGCTTGGATCAACATTCCAAATTTTTTCATTTATTATATCAGATATGAATCGCACAGCAGCATTATTTTGACCATTTGCAATATATATATTGTTATTTTGGGTATCTCCATCAGATTCATCATAAACAGACGCTGTTCCGCCGGAGCACTGATCCGAAAGCTGGCCCACTATTTCGCTTGTGCTAGGAGTAGAGTAAGGCGAGCCCCAACCAATCGTGTTTAGATTTGTTAGATCTAAAGATAATGGAGGCGGATTCTCCTCGCCTGATAAAGAGTTAAAGTGACAACTCGGAATGGCAAATGGCAGATAACACTCGACGTGTTTCGCAACACCACCGACAGGCCTAACAGCAATAGACTCAGCCCCTGAGCTTAAAGCGGAAACTCCGAAAGCTGCATGAGATAGAACTGAAGAATAATTGTGACTTCCAGACAGCCTGACTGCATTTATATCTCTATGATATACAGTAGATAGCTCAGTGAACACATCGTCTTCATATCGACCAAAAATTATATTATCAATATCTATTTTGTAATCAAAATATATAGTGCTGTTTTCTACAATATGATTTATTTCATATACAGAATACTCAAGACCCTCTCTTGTGCCATCCAATCTTTGAGCACCAGACATTGCAGCTAAGTCAAAAGTTGACTGCATTTGTGTATTTATAGTTTTTTGCAGCCCAATATCTATGCTAAGTGCTGCAAATCCAAGCATTGGAATTAATGCCATAGCGGTTATTGTTGACTGGCCTCTTCTACCTCTCATTTTAAAACTCTCTTATTAGGACCTTCGCCTTATGCTTATGCATATCTGGAGCTGGAGTAAATCCAAACATTGGAACATACTCTGATTCTGCATCCACAGTAACGTATTCTCCAGATAGGTTTATTCGAAATGTTGCAAGCTGCCCTGTGTTTGCAAAGTAAGAGTCTATAGCCACTCTCAGAACAGTCTCGTGCTCGTCTGGATAAAGAGATAAATGCTCTGCCGCAGTAGAGCAGGCCTTAACTAAGGTTGCCTGACGATGATAATAAACTCCGTAATCTATTGATGCAGACAAAAGCATAAAAATTATAATCAATGAAAAAACTGATTCAACAGCAATGCTTCCTCTGCGATTTATTTTCCTCTCCATTATATACTCTCCGTTATAATGAAGGATGAAGCAGTTAGAGTTATTTCGTCAGAAAAGATTCCCATTGGAGTAATCTTGCTATACTCAACAAATGAGTTAACAATAATTCTATCTCCATCTATTTCATATTGAAAGTAAGGTTCTCCCGGCATACCCATCGACTTCCAGGTTTCGGCAGATGCTTGCGCTTCATCAGGAAAGGCAGAATCAACTTTATCTATGCCGTGCATTGCTAAGCTTCTAGATAAGTCTATTGTCATCTCATTTGCAATAATATTGTTGCAGAAAAACCACCCGCACTCAAATAGTCCGAACATTGCCATAAATAGGATGGGAGCGGTTAAAGCGAACTCTATTGCGTTAGAGCCTCTTCTGAGTTTACGTTTCATTTCTATCTCCACGCCTATACCTATACTTAAAAATAGTATATTTTTCAATATAATATTTATTCCTCAGATGACAACAATTCTTCAACCGGAACAAAAAGATCAAAACCATCATCATCGGCCGGGTGATTAATCGTTTCTACAAAGATTGCATTTGCCTTTTCTCTCATGTGATAAAAGCAGGGACCTCTATCTCCATTTGGTAGTGGCAACTTATCCTTTGAGGGCCAGCCTGGACTCTCCACCCACATAGCAACGCTGGTGTTTCGACATATGCCCCTGTAATAGACTCTGTCCTTGAGCTTGTCTCTGGGAATCATCCCAATCGACTCAAGCTCTTTGAGCTGTTCTTCGCCAATTACTTTGTGTTCTCTTAGGTAGCGATATATCTTTCTTAGATTTTTATTCATTCTTTATCCTCAATTCATCCGCACATATAACAGTCCACAAGACCTCGCTCAACCGGACAGTATTCTGTTCCGGTGCCGCCGCAAACAGAGCATTCTTTCTCCGCATCATATCCTCCATATTCTTCTGTAAGCTGGACCAACTCTGTTAGCGCTGCTCGCTGTTGATCTTGGCTCACAAAATCAAATAGAATCTTTTCCCAAGTATGCCGGTTTTTGTGAGTTATCTGATGTGGCTTTTGCTGACCAATTTGAATGTAACCAACAATATCTTTGCCCGGCTGAGTTCTTAGCCAATCAAGAACTTTGCTTGTGCTGGTTGGGCTCTGCGGATTCCAAACCAAAAGCTCAAACATCGGGTGTTTTTCGCTCATTCTTCGTTTTCCATAATTTCTTTAAGCTTTCGCAAAATGGCCTCAGCAGCCGAGTGCCTAGCGTCACGATGCCCGATCTTATAGGCTCTGTCCTCTGGGCTTGGATTCCGAAATTCAATGGGAACATTGCACCTGATGTTCATAACTTCTCGATGCAAAGCTTGCCCCAACATATCAAGGTCAACCATGGTTCTGCTGTCCTTTTTGGGAGCACCTTTCCACTCATTCCAACTACAATCATAGCATTCATAGTAAGATGCAAGTCCCCCATTCACATAAGTCGGAGGAACAAAATCTATGTTTTTGCTGTTACAATTTGGGCACTCTTTCATAATGGCCTCCTCACCGTGAGTGAGCACAATCGAACCTGCCCATCCCTCTTATTGCGACTGCGAAAGTCTGCAATGCACTGAGCACTTAGCATATCCATGGGAATGTCCAAACGTCCAATTTCGTCAAATACAACCATGTCATAAAGATGAAACTGATCGCTGTCCATAATTTGACGCAGTGTTGACAGATCATGAATAGCAACGCAGTCTGTTGCAATATCACGGATGTGATCATCAATAAAA